TCAACCCGCTTCACCGACGGTGGACAGTTTGGTCTGGGCGCGGAAGTGGCCGTCAGCACGCAGAAACTGCACGCGCGTGGTCCGATGGGCCTGGAAGCGTTGACCACCTACAAGTGGATTGGCATCGGCGACGATACGATTCGTGCGTAAATAATCACGGGTGATGCAAAAATAGCCGTTTGATTCAAAAGGGCATTGACGCATCACCCGGATAGATCTAACCTTTTGCCCCGTGGTTACGCTCGTAACCGGCCTCTCAGGGCCGATATAGCTCAGTTGGTAGAGCAGCGCATTCGTAATGCGAAGGTCGTAGGTTCGACTCCTATTATCGGCACCAGTCATATCAAGTAGTTACGCATCATTTGTACCTTCCTTATTTTCACTGTGGGACAGATTTGGGACAGAAGACCCGAAAATCGAGTCAATTTGTCGTGCATGTTCAGTCAGGTGGTTAGGTGCCAGGTGAGCATATCGACGAACCATTTCGATTGATTCCCATCCACCCATTTCCTGCAAGACAGAAATAGGAACACCGGCCTGAACAAGCCAGCTTGCCCACGTGTGTCGCAGGTCATGAAAACGGAAATCCTCAATACCTGCTCGTTTTAGTGCCGCCCTCCATGCAGTGTTAGCGTCGTAACGCATCTTCCTCACTACAGGTGATTTAGTTCCGTCAGGTTTAGTGCTGCTTTCCTTGTAAACAAAAACCCACTTGTGGTGATTGCCTATTTGCTTTTTCAACACCCTGCAAGCAGTATCATTCAGCGCCACGCCAATGGCCTGATTCGACTTGCTTTGCTCAGGGTGAATCCATGCAACCTTTCTCTGCATGTCTATCTGCTGCCATTCCAGATTGATGATGTTCGAACGTCTTAATCCAGTAGAAAGCGCAAACTCTACGACTGACTTAAGCGGCTCCGGGCATTCATCAATCAACCTTCTCGCCTCATGAGGTTCAAGCCATCTGATACGCTTGTTCTTCGGTTGAGGAACTTTGACGATCGGAGCCTTATCCAGCATCTTCCATTCACGTTCTGCCGCTCTGAGAAGCGCCTTAATGAATGACAGGTGAGTTGCTTTTGTGGCTACAGCTGCTGGCTTTGGCTTGTATTCTGGAGGCTGCTTTCCTTTTTTGCGGCAAGCCTCTTCCATGAGCTTCCAGTTCTCCTCGTGACGGCGATTTGTCATTTTCTGGATAGCGGAGTAAATCCTCGTTTCTGTAATATCCTTCAACTGCATCCCTGCAAAATGCTGTAGCCAGAATCCGATCCGACTCTTGTCATCGTCCAGTGATTTCTTGTGCGACTTCTCCTCCAGCCACCTGACACAAGCCTCCTCAAAGGTCATGTCAGGGGTCTCGCCTAGCTTACTAACCCTCCATGCTTCGGCCTTTAGTTTGTCATGAAGCTCCGTGGCCTGCCTTTTGTCCTTTGTCCCAAGAGACTGCTTAAATCTTTTGCCGTCCGGCAATGTGAAGCTGGCGTACCAGGTTTCACCTCTGCGGAATAGTGACATTTCAGTTCCTCTGCTATGCCATCACCCGCGCTCACGCCGACAGTATGCAGCGGAGACTGAAGCGCCGCAATGCAGGCTTGCCGTGTAGTGAGGTATGGGGATTTAGGTTTGGAAGGGTCTTTGCGTGTTGCCTGAAGGCGGCCTGTGCGAATCCAGTTGGTTGCGGTAGGTCTGGATATCTTGAGAAATGCACAGGCCTCATCGAGAGTGAGGCTGTGTGATTCCATGGTTACTCCGATAGCTTGAATCGCTTCTGAAATTCCTTCCTTGTTGCACAATACTCTAGATAGCTTCCGTTGAATTTAATCATTGGGAAGTCAGCAAACAGAACGTTGTCAAGCCCAATGGCAGTAACGATGAACTTAGAATTGTCACCATCAATATTCTGTGACTCATAAACGTAGCCACCTTCAATTTTGATTTCTTCACTGACTGACATTATCTATCTCCAATAAAAAACCGCCATTGCGGCGGTCTAGTCGATGCGGATTCCAGCTACTTCACCGGCTGCTATCTTGTCGTAAAGTTCATACCATGAATAGCCAAGAAGCGTTCCATCGCTTAGGGTTTCTCCATACCTGAACGGCATAGCCCCTGCGGCTTTAGCAAGAGATAGGACTCCATTCTCGCGCTTCTTATCTGCTTCTGAGCGGATAGGGCGGAAATCTACATCCTCTGGGATAAATGCCTCTTCTGGGTCGCTTGCTCTATCAGTGCGTAGTAGCGCTGTGTACTCACTAACGTACAAAACAACGCATTTTTCCCATCCTCTATCATAAGCATTAAACTCACACTCACACCCTGCCGGAGGCAATCCCTCGCCATCCCATTCTGTCTTGCTGGCTGCAATCGCCGCATTCTTTGCTGATTCCAATTCTTTATTCACCTGCATATCCACTAAAACCTTGCTGGGCCCCATCATTCCTCTCCTTACGCTAATTTCTTATAAATCTACTTGAGCCGATACTTTAAGAAGCAGAACCGAGCTGTTAACCCGAACCTGCGACCGCCTTTCCCTCTTACATCCAGAGCACCATTCGAATGAGCCTTTACTACCCTGAAATATTCCTCCTGCAGGTATCCGTATCGCTGGCACACAATATCTCCTGCCTTGAATGGCTGCCCATCCGTTATCGCGCCCACAGCAAATTTAGCCATAACAAGCCCTCTGATTGATGTGCGAGTGAAGAGATAGCGCTCAGAGCCATAATTCCGACTATGAGCCAGATAATTGGATTGGCGTGCATGGTGACTCCGGATAAAGAAAAACCCGCTATGTGCGGGTTTGTTATGCGTCGAATGGGTTAGGCATCCAGCACCTCTAGCGCAGCTTCGGGAACGGTATCAGCAATCCAACCGGAGCACTTCCTGCACCGAAAAACCGTTACGCCATCCTGAGAATAAACAAACTGACCTATCACCTCGGGCTCAACGTTCTCATCCGGATAAAACGGTCTCTTCCTGTCGGTGCGGCCGCATGACTTTGGATCGGCGTTCAACTCGATGCTGATAACCTCACCACAGCTGCAAGTCCCCTGGATGATTTCCATCACTTCACCTCCTGCTGTGGTGCTGCATCAACACTAAGGTCAAGCATACCTCCATGCTTTATAACGGCATCCCTCAGATAACCCCACGAATCCCATGAATGAATAATGGGTCTGCTAAGTTCTTTTCCCTTTAGACAAATATCATGCTGGAATAAAACGTCGTAAGCATCTACGGTACCATCGTCATTTATTCGATTGACAATTACACATGATACATCAGGTCCAGGCCAAGCAAACGCATACTGATAAGCAACACCAATCTTGATGTCATTATTTTGACTATCTTTCACCTCTAACCCTCCTTCTGCGGTGCTGCTGGATATATTTTTTTCATCCAGTGACTGACATCTTTGATCCTGAATTGATATTCATCGTCAGCAAACTCAAGCCCATCCCACTGAACTCCGTCCTGAACTCCTATAGATGGAGAAAAAACCCATATATCAAAATCGTATTCATCCGGCGTCTGGTCGATTACCGAAACCCAACCATCCGGAATCACCGGAGAGTTGCCGCTAACAGCCTCAAGAAGCTCATTCCATCCTGCCTGATACCCAGAATAGTAATCATCAGCATCAGGACCTGAATTAAGCCGATTGTCTTTGATAGGTTCAGGCAACTTGCAAGCCGTCATTACAGGTTCGGCACCCTGAAGCATGGCGGCGCGGAGGTTGACGTGCAGTTCGCTGAAAGCTGCGACGTGAGAGATAACCCACTCGTACATGTCGTCCTTTTGATTGTCGCCCAACTCATATTTTGCCTGCATGCGGAGGAACTCAGCGCGGCGCATTTCAGCCCACTTAAGCAGGCTTGATAAATCCACTACACCCGCATGCTTCATGAACGCATCAATCGGCTGACCAGCAATAATTTCAGCCGCAGATAACATTCCGGCATTTTTCATGCGAGCGTCTATATCATCAGGCACAGATACCGGCGCTGGAGGGGCGGAAAATACTGGTTGATACAACCCCAGCAAACTCGCCTCTTCTGAAAATGACCAGCCTGGATTAGGATTGCCCTTAATGTCAGTAGTGCGATATCGCCACGCCACCGGCTCCGCTTCGAGCGATGCCAGCGCGATACGCAGCGACGCCAGGATTTTTTCCTGATAATCATCAAGGCCGAAAGGAAGCTCATCCCGAACGCTTTCATAATCGTTGATGGCCTGCTGCAGCCATTCTTTGGTAATAGTGCTCATGGGTTAGTCCTCGCTGCTGACTTTCATGGTTTCTGCGGCATCACGACCAGCTAAGGTGAGCTGAACCGGGTGCAAGTGTCTTGGTTGAGAATCAGCTGCTTTAGGGTTAGTAAAATTCACCAGCCCGAGGCGATATAAAACACGGATGGACGGGGCACTGACTGGCCGATATCCAAGCCTACTTCCAGGTTCGCGTCTATTTTCATCCGCGCTTCTTCCGTCACCTGTCATCACGTAGCGAGTGCCAGATTTCAAACGGCGCAGCGTGTAAATTTGCGCATCCGTCAATTTAAGCTTTGCGGGCATATCACTCTCCTTTACCGGCTGCGGCGATATTGATTCCAGCTCGGCGTATTGCAGATACATCAGCAGAACGAACCCCTTCCGCAAGCAGGCGGAGGGCATTGGCAAGCGTGGCATCTTCAACATCTGCAAGGAAGCGGTTGATATCAGTCAGCCTCACCTCCCGCGCCTCCAGTTCCTCTACGCGCTTCTCAGCAGCATCAGCCCTGTCTCGTTCGCGCTGAAACATCTTGTGGATAGTGTCTATTGCGCCAAGACGTGCAGCGGAAGTTTTCTCTGCGGCTTCCAGCTCATCCAGCAGCGACAGGAGTTCATCCCAGCGCATAATCGGTGCATATGTATCTCCAGACCCATGTTTAAGCTTTAAGTCAGCAATAATTCGAGTTACTGAATCAGCGCGTTTGTCTATGTTGCTCACTGGGCGGCTCCTTCTGCTCGCTGATTCCACTCAGCCCTAACCTCTGAATAAAAAATCGGGCAGTCATTGCCCGGACCTGCATATTTGCTACCAGATTGTGCACGGCACGTGCCGCAGCGAACGAAATAGAATCGACCGCCAGAGCCATATTCAGGGTGATCCGCCTCACTGGCTAAGTGCGCTACGCCGCCACAGAATGGGCATGGGAGTAGATTGCTCATGACTGCACTCCTTTGCGAATTGAGTCTGCGAATAACTTAAAGAACAATGCTGCTGAGCGATAATGCCCTGCTGCAATTGGCGCTTCTTTCTCGCTACGCTCAGCTAGTTGGTTTAACTCTTCGATTGCTGCATCCACACCCTGCGCACGCACTTCAGCCAGGAAGGAGGCGGTTGCTGGGGTTTCAGGTTTAATGGCTTCAAGCACGGCCCGAATAACATCAGTGTCGTTCTCCACCCATGACCATTCGCTTGTCTCATTCCAGTCATGGTCCATAATGACTGTCTCAGTAAATGCTTCGACTGCCACATCTGGGATTACTTCAGGATTCAATGCAGCCTTCAGCCCCGCATTCTCCGCAGCCATCTTCTCAAGCTTCATCTGCAGATTCTCGCTAGTCGCATCAGCAGCACGGAACTCGCGCTGAGACTCTACAAGCTTCTGCTCAAGTGCGGTGTAGTCTTCGTAGGTCACATAACGGCCGTCATCTTCATAGGTGCCATAATCTTCAAAATAATAACGATTCACGCTCATTTCTTCGCCCTCTGGTTTAACCACGCTGTCAGGAATTTGTTCTCGTTCACGCTTGGGAATGAATTCTTCTTCAGCATTTCTTCGCGTGGGATGTCGTCTATGGGTTTGATGCGGTGTCCGGCGATAAGCTCTTGTGGCGTGATGAATGGGTCGTATGTCATGCCTATCATGATTAATTCCTCATATTCTTTTGCGTCTGCGAAGAAGCGTTACCCGACTTCTGACTGAGCCAGCACTCCTGCCGAGAATCTCTGATATCTCTTTCTGCATCAGACCTGAGCGAACGAGAGATATGAGTCGCTCATCGTCCTTTGGTGGCCAGTGTTTGTAGGTGTGCGCTGTGGTAATCGAATAGCGACGCGCCAACATGTATAGTTGCGGTAGGTTGAGGCCTAAACTGTCAGCGGCACGGCATGCAGGCATACGCCCGCACACCGCCTTCATTTCTTCAGGAGTGATGTTTAGTTTTTGCATTGGTTACTTGATGAGAAGTGTTGGCTTACCGATCTTAAGTGAAGCGCCTGGAATTGCGTTGCCAGCCTTGAGTTGATGCTTAATGGCTAGTTTGTCGGCTTTTACCGTAGTGACGTATTCTACGTACTCAGGAGGCAATGAGCCTTCGTCAGTGATTTCTACCGACTCGACAGGGGCGCGAACTGTAACCTGGTGGATACCAGCGCGAATCTTTTTCTTACCCATCATCTCAAGCGAATTAGCGATGTAGGTCATGATGTTATCGACTTTGTTGTTGATTGCGGTTGCGCGTTCATTGAGTGCTTTAGCCTCTTCCTTGAGGCGCTCTGCATACCCCGTTTCGTTCTTACAGATAGCCAGCAACTGCTCAATTTTATCTGTAAGCTCGCCTTCCATTCCTTCCAATGTGTCGGCTATTTCATCTGCTTCAAAGTCGGAATCCATCAGCCTGGCGTAATCGTTGGCAATCTCATACAGTTTGCTCACTGCCCACCTCCAGCTTTGCTTTGCATTCTGAATAGATGGCCTGAACGTTTTGCTGCAGCTTCATGCCAGCGGTGCGCTTGTATGCATCTGCGAAGATGCGCTTAAGGTCATCCATGGTTTCAGACTTCGCCATATCGTCACAAAGAGCCTGAACATGTTCGATGATTTCCTGCTGGCGCTTTCTCTCATCCTCGCGGATATCTTCCTCTGACTTGTAGGGCATAACTGGCTCTTGATGCATCCCTTCATCTTCATTGAGAAGATGAATTGCGTTATCCAGACGCTGTGCTTTAGGCCAGTATTTCGAAGCTCGCTTGACGATGGTCTTACGAGCCATTTCTTCCCAGAACGTCTTCCATGGACCGTTCTTTGCCTTGCTGGTAGCTTCCACCGTTTTGATTTCTGCCAGGCTCATTTCTTCCGTCAGGTAGTCACCGTCAGCAGTCTTAACCGTGCAATAACCACCGACAACCTCACCACGCTCACCAAACGCGTTGTATTTGTGCGTAGGAGCGCTATCAAGCCCGTTTGATTCGTAGGTGTCAGCTGAGTACACCAGTTTGCACTGGCCCCACTTAATGGAGCCTGTGGACTGCGCAAGGTGCAGCAAACCCATGTAACTGATATCAAGGCACACCATTCCGTCGCGAGGTACCAGATAAGCCAGCTTGCTCGCCGGGTTAAGCGTGATGCCAATGGCTGCTACGTTGATAATCGCGTTCTGTGCGCTGGTAGGGTTGGATAGGGCGGTTTTGGCAAGGAAGTCATTCTTCTGGAAGTACTGAATCGCAAACTGGCTTTCCTTAGCCCATGTGACTGTCTGCTCAGTTAACGCTCCGCAGAATAACGGCTCCTGCTGTTTAACAAACTCAACGATATTGCTCATGCTGCATCCTCGAATACATGGCGACGCATAAAGATAGAGAGTGCGTACTCAACCTCTACGCGTGGTCTAAATAAGTCCCACATGACTGTCCCAGCCATATCCTGATAGTCGCAGTCGTCCTCGCCTAACCACTCGACTGCATCCTTCGTGTAATCATCAGGCTTGTGTTCTGAAAGCATGTTGAGCACAGGCCGCATGTTCGCGCACAGCATTTCAACCTGCTTATCAATCGCTGCATTGTCCTTATCGGAAAAGCTCGCGATGATTTGCTTAATCTCTGTTTTGTCTGTCATCGTCAGGCGCATCTTCTGCATCCTCTTTCTGCTGTTTCAACATGTCCTGCATAAGGCGGACAAAGGCATCTTCTGACCAGGTATCTGCAATGCTCATGATTTGCGGTACCACGGCATATTGATTGCAGTCTTCATGGCTTCATGAGCCTCTTGCCACATGCGACCATCACCGAGGTAGCGAGCGATAACCGCTTTGCTCTGCGCTGCCTTCAGTAGGCTGTGATTTATAACTGGTGACATAAACCCTCCAGGCGCTTTCTTGCAGCACGAATAAGACGGCGAACACGTTTGGATAATTCGGATTCGGATGGGTAATAGGCGGACATGATGCCGCCACCCGATAGCGATAAATGCATCATGGTGGTATTCCTTATGTTGTGTGTGATTGCATAGCGATAGAGACTCGTGAATCTCTGTTGATATGCGGATATGTAAAAGCCGCTGGTTAGGCGGCTAATCTGATGAGGCTGACGGAAGAACATCAAGCCATTCAAGGAATTCAATCTCTTTTAGGACTTCTTCAGACGGTTCACACTTCTCTTTGTTGCACTCTGGGCAATACCTGGCTGCAACAGGCTGCCCCATGCATCCGCATTCACGGCCTGAGCAGCAGGTAATCAACTCTATTCCGCCAATGCAGTATCTGTTTTTGCATTCGCTCATACTTTCCTCCAGGCAAAAAGAAGCCCCGACTGAGCGGGGCAAATCAGACAACAAGGGATTTTTCCATCTATCAGACACTATCGAATCGTCTCCGATAGTACGGTGCGGTATTACACCCAATAGCTAACTCAGAGAATTAGCTATCAGCTGCTATTCGCTTGGTGGTTCAGGTAATGGCATCCAGTGGGTAACGTCCTGTCGAATCGGAACGATTCCGTATGCGTCATCCCATTGACCCTCGAAATAATACAGAGTCGATATGTCACCACCCTTGAAGCATGCTAGAACCTCTTTTTCTGCATTCTCATCTGGCATCCGCTCACTACACTTAATCCACTCCATCACTCCCCCCCCCCAGAGCCTTGCTGATGGCTACTTAATGCGACGAATTAGTTGACCTTGGATGTTGACTCCATCACCAACTGACAACTTCCAAATTTCTTCAAGCTGCTGGTTAGTCCACTCTTTGAACTCCAGCACCTCCTTCAATGAACAACCGCTGCAACGATTAATTTCGAACTCAAACATATATTCACCTCTGTGGCTTGCTGCCAAAAGAAGGCCGACTATGCGGCCTCGTCAACTTTCCATGCTTGGCGTTCATTAAGATACGAACACATGAAATCTGATGACTCTGTTGCTATGTAAATCTCATCCCCTTCATCATCCGTGATGGTTCCAAATCCATATTCATCAGGCGTGAATTCGTATCTTTTACCCGGGGTGAGATATGCGGTATCTGCCGGAATGTAGTCGGAGTAAACTTTCATGCTTACCTCGCTGTAACGTTATTAGACTTACGATGACCAGCTGCGAAAAGCGCAACTTCCGGAAGACACACAGCGCCACCTTCAACTTCTTTCTGACGCGTTCCGGCAAGCGAAATGGCTCTTGAAACACGCTCACTACAGCCCTCCGACAGCCGTGAAAATGCACGGTCAATCTTTTTACAGTAGGCTTTCATCTCTTTGTGCTGGCGAGCACGTTCGAGTTTACGAATCTCTCTGGCTTTCATTGGATACCTCCAGTGGTTGCTTTGGTGATGTGGCGGCTGGAGTCGAACCAGCTTCCATCGGTGCGCTGCCGATTGGGTTACGCGCGCCTTGTGGTTAGTTATCTAGAATCTTCACCGCAAAACTATTCCCTAGCTCGCCGTTAAGCTTCACCACATCCCAAAGCAACTTCCTTTGGCGGGGACGAATCATCCCCATGTCATCTTGTTAAAGAACATTGCCAATCAGTTCCGTTTGGCTACCAGCGTCCTGCTGATGGCTTAAAGATAACTTAGGTTATGATGGTGTGCAATAACTTTATTTATAATTGGTGTTAAAAAGTTATAACTATGCGATAACTAAAGGAATTTAGTTTTGTAAATTTTATGAGGAAGGTTATTTTATGGTGGGTTATGGCATGTTGCGGGCACTAAAAAGCCCGCACTTGGCGGGCTTTGATTAGAGTAAGACTGAGTACCAGAATACGCGGCCGATTATCTCTACGTCTGATTCATCGGCCTCCTCATCCTCTCGATTGAAACTCCGAATGGTGAGCTTTCCTCCAGGCTTTCGGTAAAGCTGTTTTATCCGCTTTAACCTTTCGTCGCCTGCCCCTGGCTGCGATATAGCGTAAATCTTTCCGTCGATAATGCGTTTGTTGTTAGTGTCAATCGCAACGGTTGTCCCATCAGGTATGATTGGCTCCATGCTGTCTCCTGTTGCCGGGAAACACAAAACTCCTGAACCATCGCTATTAGCCCCAACCTTTCTTAAAGTGGCTTTAGAGAAGCGCAGCTTAAATCCATTGTGATCTTCTGCTGTGATTCTTCCATTGCCACAAGCGAACTCAATGTCTTTCAAGTAAGGGATCTCCACCTCATCCTTAGGTAACGGCGTCGAACTATCCCAGGCGTCAATGCTTCCCCACGAGTTTTCAGGGGCAATGTTGGATTCATTGGAATCCGTGCGCATAGAGCCGATGCCAGAGCTTAACCACTCCGGTCTTACTTTAAGCGCGTGAGCAAGCTCCACCATCTTCCGAGTCCCGTTGGTTTTACCCGAGGACATCTTCTGAATGGCAGGCTGCGATATACCTACCATTTCGGCCAGCTGAGCTTGTGAAAGCCCCGCAGAACTCATGGCGGCATTTAGTCTTTCAGCGAATGTTTTCATGCCATCAAATCTATAACCATGGTTATGCAAAGTAAAATAACAATGGTTATGGACACGCTCAATAACTTAAGTTATGATTAATTATGTCCAATAACCACAAGAGGCAAACTCATGAATTTAGTAATTCAACGAGCCTTGCAGATTGTCGGTAGTCAAAAGCGACTTGCCGACGAATGTGGTGTAACGCAGCCAGCTGTACACAAATGGCTGAAAGGCGGCCTGGTATCACCAGAGAAAGTAGCCGCCATCGTTAACGCCACCGGAGGGCAGATCAAGGCCTATGAGATTCGCCCTGATTTACCTCACCTGTTTCCTCGTCCGAATCAGGCAGCTTAAGCAGTAAGAAGTACCGCTCTTTACACAATTAGGCCAGGGATGTTTCGTCCCTACAACCAACGCATCAACCGATGCGTAACTAACTATTTAACTAAGGAAATTATCTATGAATGGAATTGCAACTCAAAGCAAGAAGGCGGCGCGAATCGAATCGACCTTGCTTAACAAGCTGGCCCTGATGGGTCAGAAGACATTCGCTAAAGCCATGGGCATTCCTGAATACCAGGTAAGCCGGTGGAAGAACGGTTTCTTCTCTCAGGTGAGCATGATGCTTGCGGTTCTGGAATACGGAATCGAAGACGAGGAAATGGCTGAGCTGACAAAGCGGCTGGCTAGTTATCTCATAAAAGAAAAACGTCCAGCTGTTGGTAGCAGTCTGGACGCTTAAGCACACTGTGTTACGCCAAGTAACAGGAGTAATTATGCCAGGACAAACCAAGCAAGTAAACACCGGCATAAAGGCCGGTGACAAGTTCGAAACCGTATATCCATTTATCTTCGTATGCACAGATTATCAGTCTTACGACGGCAACGTGCATACAGATGAGCGTTGGATTGGCGGTTGCCACAAAAATTATGAGCCAGCTGACTGTGGGTATGGTGATCAGTGCTTTTATACCGCTGATGCTGAAGGAAAGAGAATCCTAGAGGTTTTGGCTGTCGTTGAAATGCCTGGGAACTGGCAGAAAAGAATTATTTACGCCTGTCATCTCATTGATCCAGAAGGCAAGGAGAGGAAAGGCAGGAAAGCTTACACAGTAACTGAATCCAGATTCTTAAAGATGGCTTCTGGTTATTTTGCAGATTACGAACTGGAGGATGATTAATGGCTCGCTCGCGAAATATTAAACCCGGATTTTTCACCAATGACGAACTGGCCGAATGCTCACCGCACGCCCGGCTATTATTTGCCGGGTTGTGGACAATAGCAGATAAAGAAGGACGTTTAGACGACCGGCCAAAGAAGGTAAAAGCTCTTGTGCTTCCTTTCGATAATGTCGATTGTGATGAGCTTCTTCAGCAACTACACGATCGCAAATTCATCCAGCGCTATCAGGTTCAGGATGGCGCATACATCCAGATCACCAACTGGAAAAAGCACCAGAATCCTCACTGCAAGGAAGCACCTAGTGAGATACCTGAATACTGCGAAGCAGATACAAAACAGGAAGAAGAACAAGTAAAGGAAGATGAAAGCACCATGCAAGTACAGTGCAATAGTGGTGCAAATGAATCACAAGTTACTGATAAACATGAAGCACAGTTAGAGCACAGTGCAAGTACAGTGCAAGAACCAGTGGAGAACAATTTAAATCCTGCTGATTCCTTTAACCTGATTCCTGATTCCCTCATCCTGATTCCTGATTCCGTAGTTAACACCCAAGCCGCTGACGCGACTTGTTCAGAGGATGGGAATGTTCACCAGATGGCTAGTCGTTACGCCTTCGAGGGAAATGTTGTTCGACTGAACCAGAAGGACTTTGATTCCTGGAAAGCGCTTTTCACAAATATCGACCTTGTAGCTGAGCTGACACGTCTGGATCTGGAATTCACGCATGAGAAGCCGAAGAACTGGTTTAGCACTGCCAGCGCCAAGCTGAACTACCAGAACAAAAACGCCATCCGCCAACCTGTTAAGCGAGCTGTTAACGAGAGCTTCGCTACCAAAGACTACGGACAAACTGATATCCCATCATGGGCTCAGGAGTGAACATGACACTGGAAGAGAAAATCACTGACCTTGAGAAGCAACTCGATGCTCTTGGAAAGCCCCCAGAGGTTATGGAGCATACCGAGGTTGAGATAAGCACTGAGCATTGCGAAAAGCATGGAAATTTTGAATGCCGAACAAGAATTACCAGCAGCACTTTCGTCATCAAAATTCCACCGCGTAAAAGCCGTTGCCCGGGCTGCATTAGAGACGAAATTATCACCCTTCAGGCTCAGCGCATTAAGCTTGATGCTGAGGCAAGAGAACGAGACATTCAGCGTCTTATGGCTTCACTGGACCTGCCTGAGAGATTCAGAGATTGCACTCTGCAGAACTACGAGCCGGTAAACGATGATGCAAAGAAGGCGTTAAGAGTTTGCCAGGCATACGCCAGCAAGTGGCCTGAACGCTTACAGAAAGGCGGTGGTCTAGTCATGTGTGGTAAGCCGGGTACGGGTAAGAATCACCTCGCACTGGCAATCGCACGACATGCAATCACCGAGCACCAGAGCTCAGCAGTATTCACAACCGCTTTGAAAATCGCACGAGAGTACAAATCAACCTGGTCTAAAACATCATCACGCACCGAGGATGAGGTGATCCGATATTTCACCAAGCCTGACCTGCTGATTATCGACGAGGTTGGCGTGCAGTTTGGCAGTGATGCCGAGAAGCTCATCATGTTCGAAATCATCAACACCCGATATGAGCGCATGAAGCCCACAATCCTGATTAGCAACCAGAGCAAAGAGGAACTGGCTGCATTCATCGGAGAGCGAGTCATTGACCGCATGAACGATGGTGGAGGGTGCACCCTAGCCTTTACGTGGGACAGCTACAGGAGCAAAGCATGACAGGACGTGAAGCAATACTCGCATGCCTGGAGAAATACGGTCATTTCACTGCTGGAATGGCCATCCAGGAATCAGGCCTCACCAAAAACCAGATAACCACAGCGTCATTCAAGATGCGTCGTGATGGAGAAATCAAGTTCAGGGAGAGAAAAGGCAAGACCATAGTCTATGTTGCCTGCGACGACGATGACGACCCGCCACAGGAAATCAAACTGATGAACACACGAGACAAAATACTCAACCACCTTGAAACAAACATTCCCACCTCAGCACCACAATTCGCAAAACTCCTCGGATGCCAGAAATCACATATCAACCTGCTACTGCGTGACCTTATCGCAGACGGTCAGATTGAGATTGAGCGAGTTAAAAACAGTGTGAAGTACTACCGGTTAGCAACTCTGCATCATGAGCGAACAGAAGCCGTCCTGCGATATCTTGACGAGCACGAAACAGGAATGGCAGTTGAGATATCCAAAGCAACAGGAATCGACAAGCGCCTCGTTACGAAGATGCTCAAGCACCTTCATGAAAACGGTGAGCTGCATCGTGACTGGTGCCACAAGAACGCATGGGTATACAGCAAGAAGCCGGTATTTAACTTTGGCGCAGCAAACCCGTTAACTGCATTTATCAACCAGAGATTGAGAGAGGTGCGAAGTGAGCGAGCCATCTAAACACGCGCAGTATTGCCCATACTGCCAGCGCCATATTGAACCTGCTCGTGATGAGTTCAACGTGGTTTACATGACAGAAGAAGGTGGGTTTATTTATGTGCATGACGAAGTGCCACATGACGACGATTACACATTTACGCCACTTAACTAACACCCTAGCACGCTGATGGAGAGGAATGATGAACGAGCTACTTGAAGAAATGAAAAACCATAAGCTGGCGTATGTATTCATTAGAGCTGGCAATAGAGCAAGCGCCTTTAAGGTTGAACTCGAGAATGGGGAAGAGGTTCAGGCCAACTCTGCAGAACTACTTACCAAAATACTTAAAGCCATTCGCGGCGAGTGATGGAGAGGAATATGGACGAATCAAGAAAGCTTTATGAGGAGTGGTTTCATTCTCGGTATGACAGTATTTCAATGCCCCCTGAAGATAGGATTAAGTTATTCACTTTCTCATGGGCGGCATGGCAGGCTGCTAGAGCTTCTATTGAGATAAAAGCACCGCACTTTATCAGCAGCAGAGAAGCGCTAACCAAAGGTTACACCGTTGACTATTCCAACGGCTTCGGTGACGCAATGGATGCTTATGAAACAGCCATCCGCGCCGCTGGAATCAAAGTGAAGGAGTGAGTATGAGCGAGAAAGAACAACTCGAATTTATTTTGGAACTGTGCAGGCAGACCAGAGAAAGAAATAAGCCAGACCTGCATAAGATATGGGAAGAGCAGCAGGAAGCTTATCGTCGCGCTATAGGTGGAAATCTTTATTCCTATGGAACCAATCCATACCGGAGCGGATACAGCCTTTACACATACTGAGGTATGCCATGAGGAAAATAACGTTTGAACTAAGAAGCCCCATTCATCAGCAGAACGCCATTCAAGCCATACAGCAAATCTTCCCAGACCCAACCAAACCAATCGTAGTGACCATTCAGGAACGCAATCGCAGCATTGACCAAAATCGCAAACTTTGGGCCTGTCTTGGTGATGTCTCGCGTCAGGTTGAATGGCATGGTCGATGGCTGGATGCTGAAAGCTGGAAGTGCATTTTCACCGCAGCGCTAAAGCAGCAGGACGTTGTGCCTAACTTGTCCGGCAACGGATTCGTGGTGATAGGCCAGTCAACCAGTAAGATGCGCGTCAGTGAGTTTGCAGAGCTTCTGGAGCTTATCCACGCATTCGGTGCTGAGAATAATGTTAAGTGGTCTGATGAAGCCAGATTAGCGCTTGAGTGGAAAGCCAGATTCGGAGATGCGTCATGACTTACATTGCACTGGCAATTTACATGTGGATGGCAGGGATTGTTACCGAGTGGGCTCATGATGGAATGGGCAGGAAAGAAACCGTATCGCAATACATCAGGTCAATCACTATCGGAATCACATGGCCTTATTGGGTGCTACCGATTTGGTGGAGGATGTTGATGAAATGAAGCGAACGTATTTCTACCACCCGCCAATGACAACCGACGAAGCCAATCAACTAATCATTCTCTACCACTCCAGAAACGTACAAACAACCAAGCACCTTAGCGCTGACCCACGCCTGTGGATAGTCGGAGCCTTGTTGCCTGAGTACGCCAGCGAGCCAAAGGGTAGGAGTCAGTATCAACAGAGGATATGGCAATGAGTACAGCAGACGATGATTATCGTGAAAGACTCGAAGACCTGTTCGACGACATGGAAAGCGAAGGAGTGGATGCCACAAGAATGCTCATGAGTGCAGTAGCCAGCCACGTTGAAGGAGCGCTGGAGGCTGAAGGAGGTGATGCATACATGTATCAATTCGAAGACATGAACCTAATCATCATTATCCAGCCGCCAGACGAAGTTCCGGAAGAAACCACAGCAGCGAGGTTGCATTGATGCTTACAGCCTCAGAAGCCCAATCCTACGAGCAGCAGAGCATACGTCGAACGTTGTGCGCAGGCTGCACGAAGGAACTATCAGATGGTGAGACGTACTGCTGTGAAGAATGCGCCTCACTGGCAATAGCGTATCGTGACCCTAACGGATTTATGACGGAGGAAGATGATGGCTAATCTCCGAAAAGAAGCGCGGGGCAGGGAATGCCAGGTCAGGATGCCAGGAATTTGCAATGGTAATCCTGAAACAGTAGTGCTCGCGCATTACCGCATGGTTGGTATCTGTGGAACCGGAATGAAACCAGATGATTTGTTTGGTGCATGGGCGTGCTCAGCTTGTCACGATGAGATAGACCGCCGCACCAGGAGATGCGATGTCACTCAGGCTCGCATAGCGCACCTGGAAGGCGTGATTCGAACACAAGACGCCTTATTGAAAGAGGGCAAGGTGAAGCGATGAATGAATATCGAATAGAACTGCCTTGGCCTCCCGGGAACAACCATCTCTTCTCTGTGTTCCGAGGGCGAAAGATAAAAAGTAAAAAGGGAAGGGAGTACACGGAAGTAGTAACGCAGCAAATTATCAAAGCAAATCAGCAATACCAACTGGCCGGCAGGCTGAAAGTAAAAATCCTCGCATATCCACCTACACGCGCCCGGCGTGACCTGGACAACCTCTTCAAAGCACCTCTCGATTCTCTCACCAAAGCTGGCGTTATCGCAGACGACAGCCTCATTGATGACGTTCGCATGGTGCGCTGCGGAGTTGTGAAGGGCGGGATGCTTGAAATCATCATCACTGAACTGGAGACAGCATGAGCAAAATCCAATACCCAATGACCACGGCGGCAATATTCGATGATGTTGTCTATCCGCTTCATTTCGATAACTCCGGCAAGGTTAAGCAAGAAATGGAAGGCGCGGTTAACTGGTTCTGCCGGCGGTGCAACGAAGAGAAAGCCGTTGTGAAGGCAAGGATGCTGGTCAGTTGCTGGGGCATGTATCTGAGCCATGAGCAGGTTATGCAGGAGGCAGCATGACAGACATAAGCAGAGAGGTCTGCGAAGAGTATCTGGATGCTCTGGTTACAGTGGAGTTATCCGTTCGATTCGCACAGCTCGAAGGCCGCAAGATTAACGCCACTATCCGCGCAACAGTAACCGAGTTACTCAAGCGTATCCGAGACAAGAAAATTCGCGCCATCTTCGCAGGTTTAGCCCGTCAGCCATTCCCTGATGGAGCACTGAAGATGATGCGTCGCCAGTCAGACAGCTTAGTAGGAGAACCCGTATGTGCTCAGTAACTAACATCCAGCAAGTCAAATGGCAGCGTCAGCGCGATATGCATACAGAGCAGGTGCTGATTGGCAAAGAGCATGAGCTTGAGCGCAGTCTTGAGTATGTTCGCGAGCAGCTGCGGGAATTGCGTAACCGGCTCGGAAAGAGTAAGCCAGACCATGACCCGGAGGCGGCGTAGATGAGCCCTTCAGATATGACGATTTATCTCCTGGCATTTATCGGCCTGGTTTGCTCAATGCTTTTCGGGTTCGTATGGGTATGCGCTGCGTTCAGAATTTTGTGGCTCTATGCAAATTACTCGGCAAGAAAAGCTATGAGAGCGCACAGAGCATGCCTTCGAATTAAAGCCAGAACTAAAGCTGCATGGAAAGAGTGGGGAATTGACGAATGAGACTTGAATCAATAGGACGATACTTTGCGCCAAAATCACCAATGTTCAGCGACTCGCCGCGCGCAACCGCAACAGACTCTTTGGACATCAGTGGAGTAATGGCCGCATTAGGTTTGGCAGAATCAAAATGCGGCATCGGTATTGAGCTTTACTTGGCAAAGATTGGAATCAGTTCACCAGATAAAGCCGTCATGGGCGTATACGAAATGGCAAAGCGTCTGGCAGGACGTACTAAGGCATTCGATGGACTACAGGAAGATACTAAACAACGTGTATTGCAATTGCTCGCAACTTTCGCTTTTCAGGATTATTCACGTAGTGCGGCTAGCGTACGGAAATGCGACTGCTGCAATGGAGAAGGGTTTATAGACGCCGAAGTGTTCAGCACAAAAACGTACACGCCATCCAGGGAAAAGCGTTTCGTCAAAGCTGCATTGCAGATGGGTGATAAGACGATTCGACCTTCATCCTATCAGGTATACCGTGAGCAGCGAGATATCGAAAGGGTGCAATGTCCATCTTGCAAAGGGAAGAGGGTGCTCAGTAATGCCTGCCGGTGCCACGGGAAAGGAAAAGTTGTTGACCAGGAAAAGACAAAGGAAATGGGCGGTATTCCGGTCTGGAAAACCTGCGATAAATGCTCAGGAAGAAGATACCGGAGGCTCAAGTTCTCGACCGTCTTTGAGGGTGTGCAGACTGCATGGGATGTGAAAAAAACCTTTGCATATGACCACCTCCAGCCATTCTTTGAATCCCTGGTCACTGAATGTCACAAAGAAGAAGCGTTTGCAGATAGCGTTATTGCGAAAGTGACAATGTGAAGCAAATATTTCTACCGATACGGATGTTGGTAGAAATAACACTTTACTCTCGCGGAAAAATGGACTAATCTGATTCCAACGATGGGTTAATGCCTTCGTTTAAGCGGGAAGGTAAGCTGTCTCGCGATACCGGGTCGAAAGATTCCGTGGAAAAGTCCAGATTACCCGGCCGCAGATAATGTTTAGGGTCTGCATACTGGCTTAATCAGGCAAGAGCCCTGGCAGAAATGTCGGGGCTTTTTTATGGGCGAAATCTGGTAAGGGCATTGCTGGATTAATTACTGAGGTGGTTAATCATGCACTATTCCCCGCAGTGCTCTTTCCAGTTTTCGTCACGTTAGCGACTTTGCGGACTTTTAAGAAACGGACCACAAAGACAAATGCAAACGATGATGTTGTTCTGATGGCGGCTTAACAGCCTGTAAATCAGTGAGGTATTCCAGTTCCTCATTACCTAATCTGGCGCACTGGCCCGGTGTGATTAATAATGGGCACCCATTCAAACGTACCCTCGGCGGGTTCAATTCCCGACTAGGCCCGGACGGAGACGGGGAGGGTCCAACTGAATGGGTAACAACGGGCATGTCGCCTCAGTAAATCCCATATCGGTGTCAGGTTGATCGCTGACCGTCTGCCACACGAAACGTGGCACACAACAGGCAAGAGCACTTACAGGTGATTACGTCTAGCGCTGGGCGTATGAGGGTTCGAGTCCCGCAGTGCTCTTTCCGTTGTGGTGAATGCGCAGGCTGATGCGCGAATTTAGCGTCGACAGTTTCTATCTCCTTCCGGACTCGAGCGGAAAAACTGACTGACTAAGGGTGGAGAAAGCCGGATTTCAGCACCGGCCACCACACACCTAACCTGCTACCTCAGGCAATCGGTCGAAAGACGCCGGATAAACGTAACCGGCCTTAATTGCACGACCTTTCTGAAAGCACTCTATATCCAACAACCAGACCTCACACACCTCACCGTATCGCTCTGTGGCTACGGGTTTAGAGTGCTGCCAAAAAAGAAAACCCGCTCAATGGCGGGCTTCGTGAAAATGGGCGACCGTAAGTTGGTGGAACAACTCACGGCCATCTTGCTCATGATTGGACTCACGAACAAAGACCGAGGCCCATATCGTCTGATCAGACGCCATGACCATAGATCGGATTTGTTCAGCAGACAATTACCTAGATTCTTAATTCTTGAACAAATCCCCCGTAATGAGGGGTAGAGCATGTTCCGCATGAATACAAGCAACGGATTCTGGTCCTACTTTTGGTCAGGTCTAACGGGATTTTTCGCCATGCTAACTCTTCAGGATGTCCTCTTCGCCCTGGGATTTGCCATCACGGCGACATTCACCTGGCTGACATACAGATCTAACGACCGAAAGAACAAAGCAGCGATTGAAGAAGATCGCAAACGCACAGACATCCTCAAGGCTGCCTATGCCCGGGGTGATGTGGCGAACATTACAGAAGCAGCTGCAATTGTGAAGAGCATAGATGCAGAGCTTCAGCCTCAGGATTCAACCAATGGCAATTCAAGCAAAACTACGTAATGCACTGGTAGCTGCATCAGTTGCCGGTTCGATATCTATTGCAGGCGTACTGATACAAGACCAGGAAGGCGTGGTTTATAAGCCATATCTTGATCCAATAGGAATACCAACAGTCTGCGCTGGAGTTACAGGCGAAGATGTGAAGATGGGCAAGTCCTACACAAAGGCTGAGTGTGATGCACTGCTGTACAAGCATATGCAGCCAGCAATAAAGGCGGTAGATGGTTCAGTGAAAGTGAAACTGAACGATTATCAGAAAGCTGCGCTCTACTCATTCACCTACAACGTAGGCCAGGGTGCCTTCCAGTCATCCACATTACTGAAGAAACTAAACCGCAACGATATTCCTGGTGCGTGTGATGAATTACGCCGTTGGACATATGCCGGTGGTAAGCAGTGGAAAGGCCTCATCAACCGCCGTGAAGTGGAGCGCCAGTTATGCTATGGAAAACCGTAGTAGCTCACTGGAAGGTGATTGTATTTGCCCTGATGTTCGTATGGGTGGTTATTGCAGGCAAGGTAGCGAACACCTACCACGATAAATACATCCAGACTGATAAAGACCTGAAGCTAGCCATGCAGACAATCACCGACATGCAGACTCGCCAGCGGGATGTTGCCACTCTCGACGCCAAATACACACAGGAGCTAGCCGATGCTCAGGAAACTATCAATCAGCTTGAGCGCGATGTTGCTACTGGCAAGCGTCGGTTGCAGCTCAACGCAACCTGCAAAGGTAACTCCACCGGAACCTCCGGCATGGATGATGCTACCAGCCCCCGACTTACTGACTCCGCTGAACGGGATTATTTCACCCTCAGACAGCGAATCGAAACAGTCACAAAGCAACTAACCGGATTGCAGGAATACGTGAGGTCACAATGTTTGAAATGAACGGATATGGCGAAGGATGAGAAAACGAGAGCGTGAAATAACACTGCTCTACGGAATGTCACTCATACGCGATGACGTTCTGAACCACCCTCTACCAAAGAACTCAGCCAAAGACAGATTAATCACCTTCGTGCATTACACGTTTGCATTCGCATCTGTCATCACACTGGCAGCCTCATCAATCATCCTAATTCTATCAATATCCACATCTGGAGCCTGACAATGGAACAACAGCAAATGCCTCGGTATCAATGCCACAAAAAAGTATGGGCTCTGAAGATTGAGTTGGTAGATCACAAACCAAACCCAGACCATACAGGAAAAACTGGCGCATCTAGTTACGGGGCAATCATTCACCCAGTAGATAAGAGATATCCTTCTTTCGATGTCAGTCCTGACTATGTATGCAAGCATCGACCTCAGGATGGTGGTTATTACGTTGTTTACGAAGATGGATACGAATCATTTTCCCCAGCAAATGCATTTGAGGCTGGTTACTCAGCTATTTAAGCGATAACAAAATGGCTAAACCACCAAAGTATTCAGTACCGTTATTTAACTGCGCAGACATTGTTCTTCTCAGAGAAAGGGAAGAGGCAAAGACATATCTTGCGAAGCTTGATCTGGATTGGGATATGTCAGGCTTTAACGGATTCGCATACAGTCATCAGCGAGAAGGAAAGCCACCACTGTTAATCATGGGTGTTTTCCTGCATGAGCCATCTGTGCTTGCACATGAGGCTTGTCACATTGCCTTTGAGATTTGCCATCACGTCGGAGTGCCGACAAACAACAATGAGATGAATGAAACATTCTGCTACCTCGTGCAGCGGATCGTCTATGCATTCCTTCCATATCTGAAACAGGAATAATAATGGCAGACATTACCCAAATGACAGATGCACAGAAACTGAAGCTCGAAGTCTACCGCCTGGTGATGAATGACTCAGCTGCTACAGAAAAGGCCATTGAGTTTATCGCCGGTAACGAGCTGAACTTTGAGCTGTTCAAAGATGCATACGCCAAGACAGCCAATGAGCCGACTGCGCTAGCTAAAACTGAAAAGGCGATTCGTGAGGCCAAAGAAGTCCTCGACCTGTTCACCGCTGGAGTCTGAAATGCCACTTAAGAAAGGTAAGTCCAAGAAGGTTATCGGCGAGAACATCGCTACCGAGATGAAAGCCGGCAAACCCAAAGACCAGGCTATCGCTATTGCCATGAACAAGGCTGGCAAAAAGAAACCTAAGAAAGGAGCTAAATGATGATCACCCAACCATGGCCTACATACTCAGATGCCAGTGGCGCATTTGTTCGTGGCTTACCAATCGAAACCCTGACACAGGCTGTGGATGGCTCAGCAGTAGCAACCTTTGACGGACCATATCCAGACCAGTATCTGTCTGCGCTGTTCATGTCTACCTTCAAACCTGTAGTAACTGGCTACGTATTCCAGAGTCAGTACGGTGAACTGCTGTACATGAGCAAAACGGCTTTCGAAGCTCAGTACACCGCAACAAGCACTCCTATTGCCTGGGGCTCAGTAACAGGCAAGCCATCAACATTCGCACCAACTATCGGCACCACAGCAACTACAGCTATGGCTGGCAACAAAGTGCCAACCTCAACAGAACGTGGTGGAGTACTTCAGCAGGCTGCAATTACTGCACTCACAGATTCATCTGGCGGCACATCTGGCGGCAACACTGTGCCAGTAGTTCCTGCTGCTACTGCAGCAACAACTGATACATCTGCAGCGTCACTGACATCTACCAACGCGGCAATCACTGCACTGAAAAACGATGTGGCTACTCTCGCGGCAAAACTGAATGCAGTTAACGCTGCAATAAAAGCTGCAGGTAATACAGCGTAACCATTACAAAGCTCATCTTCGGGTGGGCTTGATAATGAGTACTCTTCTGGGCTAAAGGCCAAGCGCCACCTGAAAAGGAAAAGGGATGCGATAAGCCGCATCAGGAAGTGTGCTCATTATCTATAAGGCTGCCGAAAGGTGGCCTTTTTTATTGACCAATCGGGAATTAAGCATGGCGACTGAATCTAAAGTCGGTCGCCCCACGGCCTACAAGGAAGAGTATGCCGAGCAAGCCAGAAAACTTTGCTTGTTGGGGCATACCGACGCTGAAATGGCGAACTTCTTTGAGGTAAGTGAGCAAACGATTAATGCATGGAAGCATGCACATCCAGAATTTCTTGAGTCCATAAAAAAGGGTAAAGAGGTAGCAGACGGCAATGTAGCGGATCGTCTGTATCAAAGAGCCATGGGATATGTAGCCCCTGACATCGACATCAGGGTTATTGAAAATCAGATTGTCGAGACACCTCTTGAAAAGCATTACCCGCCAGATACTACAGCCGCAATATTTTGGCTCAAGAACCGCCAGAAGGATAAGTGGCGTGACAAGCAGGAAGTAGAGCATACCGGAGAGGTCAGCCTGATTCAGCGCATTCAGGAGGCCAGGAAACGCGCAAGAGGTGAGTAATGTCATCAGAATACGAGGCAATGCTTGCCGACGACATGGGGCGTTTCTTTTACGATCCTCTTGGATTCGTAATGTATGCCTTCGAGTGGGGCGTAGGCGAGCTTGATGGCTTTGATGGACCAGATGACTGGCAGAAAGAGTTTCTAACCGATTGGGCAGAAGCTATCCGCACCAATAACTTTGATGGCGTTAAACCTGTTGAAGCTTACCGATGCTCAACCAGTTCTGGTCATGGTATCGGCAAGAGCGCATTAACAGCCTGGATTATCCTCTACATCCTCAGCACCAGGCCATTCTGCAAAGGAGTGGTAACGGCTAACACCTCAGAGCAGCTCCGTACAAAAACATGGGGTGAGCTTGGGAAATGGAAAAAGCGCTGCATAACTGGTCACTGGTTTGAGTACAACAACGGAAAAGGCAACATGAACATCTACCATGTAGATCACATGGAGTCATGGCGTTGTGATGGGCAGACATGCCGTGAAGAGAATAGTGAATCATTCGCTGGTCTTCATGCGGCAAATTCCAGTCCGTTCTACATCTTCGATGAGGCATCAGCCGTACCTGACAAGATTTGGGAGGTTGCTGAAGGTGGACTGACAGATGGTGAGCCATTTTGGTTTGCGTTCGGCAACCCTACTCGTAACACCGGTAGATTCAGAGAGTGCTTCCGTAAGTTCAAACATCGCTGGCGTAGGCGACAGATAGACAGTCGCAATGCCAAGATGACCAACAAAGAGCTTATTGAAGAATGGCGGAACGACTACGGAGAAGACAGCGATTTCTTCAAGGTTCGCGTCAGAGGGCTATTCCCATCCGCTTCAGACCTTCAGTTCATACCACAAAGCTATGCCGATGCAGGCATGTCGAGAAATCTGGAATTTAGCCAGTATGGTTATGCGCCGAAGATTATCGGTGTAGACCCTGCATACTCTGGTAGCGATGAGGCGTGTATTTACCTGCGCCAGGGGCTTTATTCAAAACTCCTAGGTTCATACCCAAAAACAGATGATGACGTTAAATTCGCCCAAGTTGTTGCAGCCATAGAAGATGAACACAAAGCAGACGCTGTATTCATCGACTTCGGATACGGCACCGGCATTCATTCTGTAGGTAAATCATGGGGCAGAAAGTGGCAGCTAGTTAGCTTTGCTGGAGAATCAAAAGACCCTGCAATGCTCAATAAGCGCGGTGAGATGTGGAACTCGATGAAGTCCTGGCTCAATGAGGGAGGAAGCATTGATGACCAGCAAACAGCCGATGAGATTGTTGCTCCAGAGTACAAGGTTAAGCTAGATGGCAAGATCGTCCTGGAGTCCAAAGAGGACATGAAGCGACGCGGCGTTCCATCACCAAACCGAGCCGACGCACTTGCCCTTACATTCGCCTTCCCAGTAGTCAAAAACAAACCAACCAAAGCAGCACCGGCCCCAATTAAACCAGTCGCACGGAGAAGATAATGGCCGACAATGAACGACTCAACTCCATCCTGTGTAAGTTCGACGCAGACTGGATGGCGAGCGACGAAGCCAGAACCGAAGCGACAAACGACCTGTACTTTAGCCGGGTGTCGCAGTGGGATGACTGGTTATCAGATTACACAACCCTGCAATACCGAGGTCAGTTTGATGTAGTTCGCCCAGTTGTGCGTAAGCTCGTTGCAGAGATGCGCCGCAACCCTATCGACGTACTATTCAGACCAAAGGATGGTGCAGACCCTAATAGTGCCGATGTGCTGATGGGGATGTACCGTACGGACATGCGTCACAACACCGCGAAGATATCTGTGAACATTGCTGTTCGTGAACAGATTGAAGCAGGCGTGGGGGCGTGGCGTTTAATCACCGAGTACGAAGACCAGGACCCTACCAGCAATAATCAGGTTATCCGTCGCGTTCCGATTCATGAGGCATGCACTCACGTAGTCTGGGACAGTAACAGCAAGCAGATGGACAAGAGCGACGCTATGCATTGCACAGTCATCAATGCTATGAGTCGTGACGGGTGGAAAGCTTTTGCTGAGAAGAATGGATTCGATGAAGACGAAATCCCGTCATTCCAGAATCCGGACATGAACTGGTTGTTCCCGTGGCTGACCAGCGACGTTGTTTATGTTGGTGAGTATTACGAGGTAGAAGAGAAGAAAGAGACCGTATTCATCTATCAGGACCCGCTGACAGGTGAGCCGGTAAGTTACTTCCAGCGCGACATTAAAGACGTTATCGATGAGCTTGCTGATAAAGGCATGGTCAAAGTCGCCGAGAAGAAGGTTAAGCGTCGTCGCGTCTACAAATCAATCATCACCTGCACAACCATCCTGAAAGACCGTGAGCCTATCGCTGGAGAGCATATCCCAATCGTACCTGTGTACGGTGAGTGGTCATTTGCTGGCGACAAAGAGGTTTATGAGGGTGTCGTTCGCCTGACGAAAGACGGTCAGCGCCTGCGAAACATGATTATGTCTTTCAACGCCGACATTGTTGCTCGCACGCCGAAGAAGAAGCCTATCTTCTGGCCTGAGCAGATTGAAGGCTACGAGTACATGTACGGTGGCAATGATGACTACCCGTACTATCTGCTCAACCGTACCGATGAGAACAATGGAGACCTTCCTGTACAGCCTATTTCGTACATGGAAAACCCTGAGGTTCCTCAGGCTAACGCATACATGCTTGAAGCGGCGACTAACTCAGTTAGCCAGGTCGCAACAATGGGCGTTGATGCAGAGGCGGCAAATGGTCAGGTGGCATTCGATACCGTCAACCAGCTGAACATGAGGGCAGACCTTGAGACATACGTGTTTCAGGACAACCTCGCTACAGCGATGCGTCGTGATGGAGAGATTTACCAGTCGATGGTGAATGACATCTACGATGTTCCTCGTCAGGTGATGATGACTCTTGAGGATGGTACTGAGAAACAGGTTCAGTTGCTTACTCAGGCTGTCGATTATCAGACAGGCACCGTGGTGACACTTAACGACATTCGCGGTCGCTATGAGTGTTACACGGACACTGGCCCATCATTCCAGAGTATGAAGGAGCAGAACCGGGCAGAGATTCAGGAATTGCTCGCTAAGGTTCCTCCAGGTACTCCTGAGTGGCAAATGTTGCTGCTTCAATACTTCACATTACTCGACGGAAAAGGCGTTGAGATGATGCGTGAGTACGCTAATAAGCAGCTTGTCATGATGGGTCTGAAGAAACCTGAGACGCCTGAAGAGATGCAGATGGTTGAACAGGCTCAGCAGCAGCCTAAAGAACCTTCACCTGAACAAACTCAGGCTCAGGGCGTTCTGTTGCAGGGTCAGGCGGAGCTTCTCAAAGCACAGAACCAGCAAATGCAGATTCAGGTAGATGCAGCGAAAGCTGAAGGCCAGAACCAGCTCAACGCAGCTAAGGTCGCAGAGATATTCAACAACATGGACCTGGATAAGCAGTCCGCTTTCCGGGAATTCCTCAAACTCATGCAAAGTTACCAGCAGCAAAACAGTGACGATGCACGAGCCAACGCAGAATTACTTCTGAAAGGCGACAGTCAGCAGCACTCGCAGCGCATGGACTTCGCCAACATCCTGCAATCGCAGAGACAAAATCAACCTTCCGGCAGAGCAGCCGAGATTCCTCAATAAGAGAGAGTTATATGCAATTCGAAACCACCGAAATTCAGGAAACTGAAGGCTTAAACACGTCCGGCAATCAAGCAGCGGCATCTGCTGATGGCTCAGTTGTCGATAATGCCAATGACAACGCAGGGCATGATGAAGGCTTTGAGATCGTCCTGAAAGACGATGAGGCAAAACCAAAACAAGACCCGGCAACAAACGCACACTTCGCAGCTAAACGTCTTGAGCGTAAGCGTCAGCGTGAGCTTGAGCAAAAGATGGAGCAGGTGAAGCGTGGCGAGTTGCCGGAGCACATCCGGGTTAATCCTGAGTTACCGAAGCAGCCAGATCCAAATGATTACCTGTCAGACGACGCTCTCGTTAAATACAACTACGACAGCGCCCTGGCTACGGCCGCCTTCAACCGTGACCTTGCCGAGTGGAATCAGAAGTCACTCGATGCTCGTAGTAATGCAGTGGCAGAGCAGGGGAGGAAGACTCAGGAGTATACCCAGCAGTCAGCGCAATATGTCGAGGCGGCTCGTAAACACTACGACGCAGCGGAAAAGCTCAACATCCCTGATTATCAGGAGAAAGAGGAAGCATTTGCTCAACTTGTACCGCCGCAAATTGTTTCCGACCTGATGGTGTTGTTCCCGGAGAAATCCGCCGCACTGATGTATCACCTGGGTTCTAACCCGGAGAAAACGCGTCAAATCCTTCAGATGAACCAGCAGCAAGCGCTGATTGAAATCACTCGACTCTCAGAACGTTTAACTCTCAAACCTCGCGGTAAACAGGTATCTAGTGCCCCACCTGTAGATGAGCCCATCACTGGCGAAGTAGTGGCTGCAAACGTAGCTGCACTCAAGAAGAAGATGGAAGAAGCATCCAGCAAGGGTGACGTAGAGACCTACCGCAAGATTAAGAAACAATTACAAGGAATCCGATAATGGCTCTTAACGAAGGTCAAATGGTGACGCTGGCTATCGATGAAGTAATCGAAACCATCACCAGTCTCACCCCTATGGCTCAAAAGGCCGGTAAGTACACTCCACCTGCTGCAGAAATGCAGCGTTCAAGCAACACCATCTGGATGCCTGTTGAGCAGGAATCCCCCACCCAGGAAGGCTGGGACCTGACAGGCCAATCTACTGGCATCCTGGAGCTTAACGTTCCGGTAAGTCTTGGTGAGCCTGATAACGACTTCTTCCAGTTACGCGCTGATGACCTGCGAGATGAAACCTCCTATCGTCGTCGTATCAACGCGGCCGCCAAGAAACTGGCGAGCAACTGTGAAGTAAAAGTCGCTAACCTTGCTGCTGAAATGGGATCTCTGGTAGTTACCAGTGATGACCCGATTGGCACAGCCGCAGGTAGTGGCTGGGATTTCGTAGCTGACGCTGAAGAAATCATGTTCTCACGCGAACTGAATCGCGACTCTGGCCTGTCTTACTTCTTCAACCCGAAAGACTACAAGGCAGCCGGTCACGACCTGATTAACCGCGACATGTTCGGGCGCATTCCTGAGGAGGCGTACAAAAACGGCACTATCCAGCGTCAGGTTGCTGGCTTTGATGACGTGCTGCGCTCTCCTAAGTTGCCAACCATGACGGCATCAACCGCTACCGGCCTGACTGTTAGCGGGGCGCAGAAATTCCAGCCAGTTGCGTGGGAATTGGATGCGGATGGTAATAAGCGCAACGTGGATAACCGCCTGGCAACAGTAACCCTGTCCGCAACCACCGGCCTGAAGCGTGGCGACAAAATTAGCTTCACAGGCGTGAAGTTCCTGTCGCAGATGGCTAAGAACGTGCTGACCCATGACGCAACCTTCTCAGTGGTTCGCGTTATCGATGGGACTCACATCGAAATCACTCCTAAGCCTATTGCACTGGACGACACCGCGTTGTCACCAGAGCAACGTGCGTATGCCAACGTGAATACCTCACTGGCTAACAGCATGGCAGTGAACGTGCTCAACACCACCACTACGCGTACCAACGTGTTCTGGGCGGATGACTCAATCCGTATCGTGAGCCAGCCAATCCCGGCTAACCACGAACTGTTTGCTGGCATGAAAACCAAGTCATTCACCATCCCGGAAGTTGGCCTGAACGGTATCTTCGCTACTCAGGGTGATATTAGCACTCTGTCTGGCCTGTGCCGTATCGCTGTGTGGTATGGCGTTAACGCCACCCGCCCAGAGTCAATCGGTGTGGGTCTTGCTGACCAGGCGTAATCAAAAGGGGCTTCGGCCCCTTTCTTCTTTGGAGTAAATCATGACGCAAATGGTATATCGCCGCGGTGATAACAGAGTCTGGAAAGGCGTTGCTTATGACTGGGAAATTATTCCAGAAGAGGATTTGGCTGAATACCTTGATGCTGGCTGGGTTGCTCATCCTGATGACCTTCTGAAAGAAGACGCAGAGCCAGAGAAGAAAGAACGTAAAAAGCCAGGTCGCAAACCTAAGGCGGCAACAGATGAATCTAACGACTAAAGGCGATCTCGTTCTCGCTGCGTTACGTAAGCTGGGCGTCGCCTCAAATGCCACGCTAACCGACGTCGAACCTCAGTCCATGGAAGACGGGGTAAACGACCTCGAAATGATGATGGCTGAGTGGTTTGAAGGAAGCGACGACACGCCGGGAATCGATGCAGGTTACATCTTCTCTGCTGACGATGTTGCTCCAGACCCAGGCGACGCCCACGGGCTCACTACAGGTAAGCTCAGTGCTGTATTCCACAATCTGGCTATCAGGATTGCACCAGATTATGCAGTAGAGCCAACTGCAAAAATCATCACCACTGCGAGATATGGCAAAGAGCGACTTATTAAACAGTCAGCCATGTCACGCGCAAGCAGCGCTAAATGTAAGTCCGGTTATCCAAACCGAATGCCTGTTGGTAGTGGAAACAGACTTGCTACTTATAACGGCTGGAACTTCTACCGGCGCAAGGACCCATGTGATAACGGGAGCGAATAATGCCAGTTCAGCAGCTTCCATTGATGAAGGGAGTCGGCAAAGACTTCACCAATGCCGATTACGTTGATTTCCTGCCAGTGAACATGCTGGCAACTCCGAAAGAGGTATTGAACTCTAACGGTTACATGCGCTCATTCCCTGGCATTAAGAAGCTTCAGGATGTGTCCGGGGTTAGCCGTGGGGCGATGTATAACACGCATGAGAATGCTGTGTATCGTGTATGCGGTACAAAGCTGTATAAGTCTGGCACATTAGTTGGAGATGTTGCAGGGAGTTCCAGGGTAAGCATGGCATGCAGCTACAACAGCCAGGCCATTGGTGCTAACGGTACCATGACCCTGTTTCGTTATGACGGCACAACTAAGACCCTGAGCAACTGGGACGTTTCCACAGGCTATGCGCAGTATGAGCTAGGCAGTCTGCGTGATATGTGTCGTAACCGTTCTCGTTACATCTGGAGCAAAGACGGGACAGATTCATTCTTCATTACCGACCTTGAAGATGAGTCTAAGCCAGACCGATACGCTGCTGAATATCGCGCCGAGAGCCAGCCTGACGGAATCATTGGCATTGATAACTGGCGTGACTTTGTTGTGTGCTTCGGCACGTCCACGATTGAGTATTTCAACCTGACAGGTAATGCGTCTGCAGTTGGAGTGGCTATCTACCAATCCCAGCCTTCGATGATGGTTCAGAAAGGCATTGCTGGTACTTACTGCAAAACGAAATACGCCGACACTCACGCAATCATCAGCCATCCGGCAACTGGCGCACCTTCTGTGTACCTGATTAACTCCGGCGCTGTTCAGCAGATTGCCACCTCAACAGTAGAGAAGATTCTCCAGAGCTACAGTGCTGATGAGCTTGCTTCTGCCTACATGGAAACTACCCGTTTCGAAGCGCACGAGCTTCTACTGATTCATCTTCCCCGGCACGTAATGGTTTATGACGGCTCAGTGAATCAGGGCGGGGCGCAGTGGGCAATCCTCAAGACTGGCTTCTTTGATGATGTTTATCGCGCTGTAGACCTGGTTTACGAGGGGAACACGATAACCTGTGGTGACAAACTAACCGGTCAGCTTGGTGTGATGGATAAGGCTATTTCCAGCCAGTACACAGAACAGCAGGAGCATTTGCTTTACACGCCGCTATTCAAGGCAGACAACGCCAGAGTATTCGACTTCGAGCTTGAATCCAGTACGGGGGTATCACAGTTTGCGGAACGCATGTATATCTCGGCAACTACAGACGGGATTAACTACGGTCGCGAGCAAATGATTCCCTGGAATGCGCCATTTCGGTATGACCAGAGAGCCATCTGGAAACGACTGGGACGAATTCGCAAGAACATCGGATTCAAGATACGAATTATCACCTCATCACCTGTTACGCTAAGTGGGTGTCAAGTAAGGATAGAGTGATGGCAGATGCACCAGTGAAAGTTAACGTCCAATCAAGGCGCGTTGACACTTCAATTCTTCCAAATACGTTCACGCTTCCTTACAAACTCTACATCATCCAGCAAAACACCGACATGCTGAGCATTGCAGATGCAACCAACAATGCCGGTGATCTTGCTTATCAGGCTGCCGTAAGAAACGAGGAGCAGGATGTAATACTTGCCGATCACGAGCAAAGAATAGACCAGGCAGAGTTAACTTTAGCCAACCATGAGAGCAGGATCTCAGAGGCTGAATCCACTCTTTCAAATCACGAAGCGAGAATAACTGCTGCTGAAGGTACGATATCAACACATACAACCCAGATAGCAAACCATGAAACAAGAATAACCACTCTTGAAACAAACTTTTCCGCTTATCAGGCGTACATGAACAGGCAAAAGTCAGAGGTTGTTTACTCTGGGATATCCCTGAACATACCAACTACTGCATCAAACCTCCTTACTCTTCTTGGCACGTTAACGCCGACGTCAGGAACTTTATTGCCATTCTTCGTTCTGGCTAGCGGTAGACTTAAGGCTCTTAACAAAAACAAGAACCTTGACTTCAAGATAAACATTCGTGGCTCTTACGTTTCTTCATCCGGTAACCGCTCAATGCAGATGACATTCGGCACAACTGTTCCTGACACAATCGTCGTTTCAAGGGATGCGGCCACCTCTATAGATGATGTATTTATCAACACTTTCTTTTCGGTTGAAGAAAACGACGACATCGTCTCCCCGGGCATAACAATGACGATTAAGGCAAACGGAAGTGCATTTACTGCCACTCAGATAAAAATCATTGCAACTCAATAAATGGTGAAGCAATGCATATAAAGCTCATCGATAATCCGGTGAAGCTTGCGGAATTCCTCAACAACCCAGAAAACACAGGAAACATTGTAGACAGTGGGGATCAATACTTCATCAAGCCAGATGCGGTATACCTTGGCATCTACGAAGGCGTTTTACTGGCTGGCGTTCATGAAGTGAGAAACTTCTGGCACAGCGTAGTGGAGTGTCACGCCATCTACTCTCCTGGTTTTCGCGGTGAATATGCCCTCAATGGTCACCGTTTATTCTGCAAATGGCTTCTCGATAACTCACCATTCCTTAACAGCGTCACGATGGTCCCAGACACCACTAAATACGGTCGAGCATTGATTCGCCTGCTAGGCGCTACACGCATCGGACATCTTGACGATGCCTATATGAGCAACGGGAAACCTGTCGGAATCACCCTCTACCAATTACCTCGTTCGAAATATGAGGAGCTATTAAATGCTAATTCATCAGATTGCCAATAAGCACCTCAACAAAGCGGTGTATCAGAAAGGTGGTGGTGATGGCGGCGCTGGCGCACAGGCCGATGCAACGAAGAAAGGCATCGAACTACAGCGCGAGATGTGGCAAACGAACATGCAGAACCTTGCACCGTTCACGCCACTCGCTAAACAGTATGTATCCCAATTGCAAAACCTTTCGACTCTGCAAGGTCAAGGCACTGCACTTAATCAGTATTACAACTCACAGCAATATAAAGACCTGGCTAACCAGGCTCGATACCAGAGCCTTAATGCCGCTGAGGCAACTGGCGGTCTTGGCTCTACCGCAACAAGCAATCAGTTAGCCACCATTGCACCCACGCTCGGGCAGAACTGGCTTTCGGGTCAGATGAACAACTACCAGAACCTTGCAAATATTGGTCTTGGTGCGCTGACTGGCCAGGCCACAGCAGGGCAGAACTACGCCAACAACGCCAGTCAGTTATATCAGCAGCAGGCAAACGCAGCAGCGGCAAACGCCAACCGTCCTTCAGGATTCCAGTCTGCATTGGGTGGTGCAGCAGCAGGTGCGGCAGCAGGGACTGCAATCATGCCTGGCTGGGGCACAGCGATTGGTGCTGGAGTAGGTTTGCTGGGTTCACTTTTCTAAGGGGAAATCATGGCTACATGGCAGCAGTCAGGTAACCCGGGCGGGTTGCTGGCAGGTCTTGGCGGGGTGAACACAAACGCACCTCAGGCCAGCGATGCAAACACAGCACTCGCATTTATCCGTCAGAACAATGAAGACATTCGTTCTGGAAGAAACAACATAGGTTTGCAGGCATTGCAGGGCATTGGCTCTGTGATGGATATGTATAAGCAGCAAGAGAGTGCTCAGCGCCAACAGGAATTCCAGAAGTTATATGGGCAGGCATATGCATCCGGTGATCGCAATGCTATGCGTCAGCTTGCAGCGCAGTATCCTGACCAGGTTGATGCAGTGCGTAACGGAATGAAGTTCGTAGATGAGGACCAGCGCAACACAGTTGGAAATCTTGCCGCTGCCGCTCGCCTTGCAGCAACATCACCTGAAGCAATGGGAGCCTGGTTACAAAAGAATGCGGCAGACCTGCAGCGAGTCGGATTAGACCCCGCAGAAGTCGCTCAGACCTACCAGCAAAACCCACAACAGTTTGGTGAGTTTGTTGACCATCTCGGGATGGCTGCACTCGGTCCGGTTGATTACTTCAACGTTCAGGACAAGATTGTAGGACAGGCTCTCGATCGCGATAAACTGAATGAAACTATCCGCAGCAATCAGGCCGGTGAATCATTGCAGCGACGTGGACAGGATATTACTGCACGAGGTCAGGACATTTCAGCCGCTACTGCTCGCCGCGGTCAGGATATGGCTAATCAGCGCGCAAACGCACCTGGAAATTCAGGAGGCGACGGTCGCACGGTGCAGCTGTCAGATGGTCGCACAGTGCAAATCGTTGGCAAGCTTCACGGTGCAGGGCAGAACGCATTCTATGAGGGTGTAGACAACGCAGGAAACACCGTGCGTGTGCCAGCAAGCTCTATTGCAGCGCCAGCTACTTCTGCGGCTAGCGCACAGAATTACGCAATGGCTAAAGACCTGAACGCAATCCTGAATGCGCCAACTGATAAGCTTGATTTCATGACTGGCGTAACGGGTGGCAACGGCTCACCTTCATGGGATGCCGAAGTCCGAAGCCGTCTTGGTGGCGGAGAGCAGCGTCAGCTATTCAATGCTGCAAAGCGCATTCAAGGCAAGATGCAGAATCAGGGCATTGCGGCTGCAAGGGATATGGGTGCGTCTGGCATCAACACCGTCTCAGAAGCGCAGATGTATTTTCAGGGCATGCCTCAGGTCGACTACTCAAGCCCGGAAGCTATGCAGCAATCTCTGCGCGACATTCAGCAGTACACCGACAACTATAACCAGCAGTACAGCGTAGATGTTGGTAATCGTAATGCGCAGCCACAGCCTTCACGACCAGCACAACAATCTCAACCATCACAGCAAACACAGCAAAGCGCAGGCTTCTCTTCATTATGGGGTGACTAATGGCTAAGGCATGGAAAGACGTTATTGCCTCTCCGCAGTATCAGGCATTGGCACCAGAGCAAAAAGCACAGGCACAGGAGCAGTATTTCAATGAGGTAGTTGCTCCTCAGGCTGGCAGCAATGCAGAGCAGGCTAAACAGGCTTTCTATGCTGCATATCCAGTCCCATCATCAGAGCCTCAGCAGGCACAACAGGACGCTCAACCACAAGAACAGGGAGGATTTCTTTCTGACCTTGGGAATGCAGCTGCAGAAACAGGACGTGGGTTGCTCCAGGCTGGCGTTAACCTGGCAAATATCCCTGCATCAATGGCTGATGCTGTAGCAAGCGCAGGGGCGTGGGCTGGGAATAAGCTTGGGTTAGGTGATGGTACATATCAGCCAGCACCTCGCGTAACCACTGAAGGCCTTGCGCAGGAAATGGGGCTTCAGCAAGGTGCATTAACACCGCAAACTACAGAAGGGAAAATCTTCGCCGAAGCAATTCCCTATCTCGCACCAGTAGGAATAGGCGGCGGTGCTTCTAAAGCGGCGGCATTAGCTGAGCGCTTGGCTCCTCAGGTATTAGGCAGTGGTGCAAGGGTTGCATCATCTATTCCTGCTGGAATTTCAGGAAGAGTAGCTCAAGGGGCATCTCGGTTGCTGGCAGAAAATACCGCTGGTTCTCTGGCCGCAAATAGCGAACAGGATGACCCCTCAGCACTGGCTACTGACTTAGGAACTGGAGTTGTATTGGGTGGCGCTATTAATCAGATTGGTAGGGCCGCAGGGGCGGCATATCGCGGAGTTGCTGGTGCAATTTCTCCTGAGGCTAAACAAGCGATCCGGTTCGCTAACTCTGCTGATGTTCCGCTACATACCACTGACGTATTGCAGCCTAATTCACGCGTTGGACGCATGGCGCAAACTACTGCAGAAAATATTCCTTTCGCCGGCACTAGCACCATGCGAGCAAATCAGCAGAAGGCGCGCAGCCAGTTGGTAGATGAGTTCGCATCTCGCTTTGGTGAATATGACCCTTCAATTGTGGTAGGGAGTCTCAAATCAAAAGCGTCTGGCATCAAACGAGCGGCCGGAAACAGACTGGAGCGACTACAAGAGGCGATGACTGGGGTAAATATCAAGCCATCAAGAGCTATACAACAAATAGATACTGAAATATCTGATCTGCAGAAGCTTGGCAATGTAGCAGATAACGACACCATCTCAAAACTTCAGGCTTATCGCGACGAGCTAACAAGGAACTCAAGCGCAAATGGGCCAATGATTATGGACTTCCAGCAGTTAAGCGGACTTAGAAGTCAGTTTAGGCAAGATGTTAAAGGCGAAAGAGCTATCCTACCAAATCGCTCAGATGCTGCAGTAAATCGCGTCTATAACGCCATGACTGGTGATATAGATAACGCCATTGGCAAAAGTCTTGGAAATGATACTCTTCGCCGGTACAAACAAGCGAATGCGATTTACGCCAATGAAGCTAATAAGTTGCAGAATACGCGTCTAAAGAACGTTCTAATGAAAGGCGATCTGACACCGGAAGTCGTCAATAATATGCTTTTCAGCAAGAACAAATCAGAAGTCCAGAATCTGTATAACTCTGTCGGACAAATTGGCCGCGCTCAGATGCGCAATGGGATTATTGGGAAGGCAATGGAGAAATCAGGCGGATCACCTGACCAGTTTTTGCGGCAGGTTAATTTAATGTCTAATCAGACGGGAATCGCATTTAAAGGCCGAGATGCTGCGTATCTGAAAGGGCTGAAGAACTACCTGGAGTCAACGAAGCGAGCAGGACAGGCTGGGGTGACAACGCCAACCGGCCAGCAGGCCATCCCGTTCATTATGGGCATAGGTTCCGTTGTAAACCCAAAAGTAGCCGCTATTGGTGGAGGTTATGGTTTACTTGCAAGGCTGTATGAAAGCGAACCAGCACGTAATGCAATGCTTCGCCTGGCTAACACTCCAAGAGGCTCAACCGCCTTTGAGAAGGCGTTATCTGATGTTGAACGAGTAGTTAACTCATTCGCTCAGGGTGCGAAATCTGAAGCCTTAAGCGAATAGAAGCTTACCCACCACAAGGCCGAAGATTAAGAAAGCAAAGTTCAATAAGTCACGTTCCATAAATCCTCCACTCTTTTAACCAATTATAACCGACCTTAACGCAACGCTGTGCAAGTTTTAGCTTGTGCGGCTTTGCTGCGCCCGGAGCAATGCAATGGCTGACATCATACCTAATGTGGTAGTTACAAACCCACGTCCAATTTTCACAGACAGCAGAACATTCCGCGCAGTTGCAAATGGGCGCATCTACATTGGAGAAATCGACACAGATCCCACCATTCCATCAAATCAAATCCCTGTTTACGTGCAAAATGAAGATGGCAGTACAGTACAGATTCCCCAGCCATTAGTTATAAATGCGGCAGGTAAGATTGTATATGGTGGTCAGGTTGTTAAAGTTGTAACCGTGAAAGGCCATAGCATGGCTGTTTACGATGCGTATGGCACTCAGGTCGATTACATTGCTGATGTTCTGAAATATGATCCGGACCAGCTCAGGTCGGCACTGGAAGGTTACGTTGTTGATGAGCAGGGGAAAGCATACGGTCCAGTAGTTAAAACTCTCGACTACTTCATCTCCAAGGCTGGCGGTAACATTATGTCAGGCCTGAACATGGCAGATGCATATAGCATTTCAAGCGGTGAAACCATTCATGTTACAGAAGGTGAATATACTGTTCTTAATGCATCTCTCGGTGGAAGCTATTCATTTGATGAGAAGGCATGGTTTGTAAATAACTCACTGGGCGCAACTGATAACATCATTGTCGCCAAATCTGGCCTTAGCATGAATGGAGTAAATATTAAAGTTGGGTGCTCTGCATGGCCAACCAGTGGGAACTATGGTAATGCTTTTTTAATCGGGTCATACTGGCAGCCATCAGATGATTCTTGGATGGTTAGCGATGTCACCATCAATAATTTCACCATAATCGGAACATCAACTGCATTCACCGGACAGGCAATGGAGTTGTTAGGAAATGTGGAAAGAGTAAAAGTAACTAATGGTAAGTGCATCGGAGTAGGGACATCTATTCTTGCGCACTGGGGAGGAGATGTAGACCTGATTAACCCCCATTCCAGCATTGTTACCTATAGCCATCATCCTCGCGGCCTGGAATTCGAAAATATAAGTTTCCTGTCATCCGATGGTGTAACAGACAGAACGTTGGGGCTATATTTTAGCGCCTGCTATAACTCCTCAGCAAACAATATCTATGGTGAGAAATGCCCTGCCCTCATAAGTGTTAAGCCTGGAGATGTTTATGACCAGGTCGCAGTCTCCAGGGATAAAGGGAAGGTTCATACAGGAATTAATATTAGAAACTGCTATTCCAGGTTGCCACCTGATAATGCCAGTGCAATGATTGCCATCACTGGCGTACCTGATACATATCGAACATCAGCCACAAGGCTTACATCTCTGGACCCTTCGTCACCATCAGGAATTACCGTAGAAAACATCAATGTTGACCTTGGTTCTGCATCATATACCAATCCAATGGTACTTGTGCGTGGCGCCAAGAACGTTAAAGGCTCTTTTAATGTCGTTGGTGGGAAATCAACCGTAACGCCATGGGCGCTCATAGACTACACGGTTAAGTCAAACATCAGATTCTCTGGATCATGTCCTGGTGGGGTTAGGTCTAGAGGTTTTGGATCGTCCATATCTGAGCATGCGCAGCATTGCGATGAATCGGTAACGTATTCCACTGCTATGGTTGGTTACAATCCGCAAACATTTACCCAGACAGGATTAACTCTCCAGAGTGCAGTATCAGTTGGAAATACATCTATAAGCGCTCAGGCGACATCAGACTCCATCATATTTTACGGAGCACTGCTTTATAGCGGAACCACTTACATAGGCAAAGTTACGAGAAGTACATGGTTAGCAGCAGGTGTGACGAACACTATTCCAGTCACGAAGGCATCCAATGCAGTATCATCCGGAGCAGCAATAACATCCTATCTAACATCAGAAGGTCTGAAGGTAATTGGGACAATTTCCGGGTTTATGTACTGCGTGCAGTCAACCAATACGTGGGGAATCGATTTCTCAGTTAACGTTGAAAGAGGTTATCGCGGTGGCATTCTTTGCGATGGAACATACTGCCGCTCCGCTAAATTCTCTGGTTCTTACGATGGCGTAGGCTGGGAAGATGGTGCAGCGGTAAACGCCAATATCCAGGTTACAGCAACAACTGTAAGAAACGTTACCATCAACGGATGCAGGTTTGACGCTGACGAAACAAATCCTACCATCGACAACCATGTGCTGGTGTCAACCACAGATCACGCCGGTGTCATTATTTCAGAGAACACCGGAACAAATCCAAGCGCCATTGCTTTCAGTATCAGCAACTCCACTGTTGCAGAGGCGTATTCTATGCAGCAGATATATGGTAACCATATAAATGGATTTCAGGCTCCAGTAGCCACAGCGACAGGGATGTATGTTGGTGGTTATTTCCGTGGTGTTGTCAGAAATAACGCCACACCGACGACAGGCTACTGGAACGTAGGCGATAAGGTGGATAGACCAACCCTGACATCGGGAGGGCAGGAGGGCTGGGCATGCACTGTGGCAGGAGTTCCAGGGACATGGAATGGATATGGCTCTGTTACATAACGAATTAAGCCCCGAAAGGGGCTTACATAAATCGCTTTATAAGATCTGGATTTTCTACGTACTTAGATGCCTTGTATGCAAGCGCCATAAAAATTACTATGGCGCATATTGCAACAGGAAGTGAACTGTAAAACCCACCAAGTACTCTGCTTTCAAACACACCTATCATAAACATGATAATCGGGTAATGGATGATGTATAACGTATAAGAGTACTTAGATGACGAGGGAATGATGTTAATCCTTACGTTCATGCAAAGTATAAACAGGTATGTGAGCGACGCGAAAGCAAGGCCGAACCACATGTTAAACATGGTATAATCACCGCCGCTTACTATAAACTGCGCTCCATGGTTAAATGCAAACCATGAGGTTACTGCTGTTAAAACAACCGCGGTAACTGTGTGTGCCTTTCCTTTAACATCAATAAGCGATAGTCCTAGACCGGCAAACCAAACAGCACCGAAAATCAAGAATTTAATATTCTCTCCTGAAATGGCATATGCCAGCATGAAAGCCATCAGGATATAAAATGGTTTCTTTGTGAATAGCAATGCCGCCAGAACGTAATACCATGCTTCAAAAGGTAGGCTCCACAAAGGTGTGTTAAATGGAGTCCCTTGAGGGAGAATTCCATTCGTGAATGTAATAACCGATAGAATCTGTGAAGGCCAATAAAAAATACCCCTACCTTTGATGAATTCATCCGTGGTCGTGGAAAATTTCTGAAGACCAGATTCAAAAAAGTATGGCGCAAGGAATGACATTAACAGAACAATTACAAGTGACAGAATAAGAGGAGGAAAAATTCTCCTGAATCTACTTACGGCGTAAGAATGCATGGAGAATCCTCCATTCTTAGAAATGTTATTCTGAATAGATGCACCTATAAGATATCCAGACATAACAAAAAATACCATGACACTAGCCTGCGCTATCAGACCGACATAGCGGTAGTACTCTGGATGATATCTAGCCAGGAAAAACTGGAATACATGCGCTAATGCCACGGCTATTGCTGCAATGCCTCGCAACGATTCGAATGATATCGCCTGATTCTTCGTTATTAGTTTCATATTTTGAAAGCTCACTGCTTTTTGAAAAGTGATTTGATAAGCCTAAAGTCCATTTGTAGCCATACACCTAACATCATCAGTTCAGCTAATTTGAGAAGCATATCATCTTGCCTGTAGCCTGATACCAGGCCGATAAAAGATAGCAGCGCTGCGAACCTGACTACATAATTGTTAATAGATTTAGTCATTTATAATCGCCTGACATAAGTGTATCCGGAAGTCTATCATCTTAAGCTTGATCGATGCCACCGATCAGTAATACTGTATTAATATACAGTATCTATCGGAGGTGAGTTATGGGATTCCCGAGTCCTGCAGCAGACTTTGCAGAACAGCGCATATCGCTCGATGAGCGCATCGTATTGAGGCCAGCGGCTACGTACTTCATGAGGGCTGGAGCGACACATTACCGGGAAGGCATCCTTAAAGGCGCAATGCTGGTTGTCGACGCTTCACTAAATCCATGTGATGGCTCATTGCTTGTCTGTGCAGTAGATGGCGAGTTTCAGGTTAAGCGATACCGAACCCACCCTGAGCCGCAACTTGAGAACCTGGAGAACGGTAAGCGCGAGAGACTGCGAAAGGTTGGTGAGATATCAGATGACGATAAACCGATATTCGGAGTCATCACGTACATCATCAACGATGCGCGTTCTGGTGAGTTTGATGATTGCCCGGTAATGTGAGACAGAAATGGGACACACAAAGCTTTGCATCGGTTTGCAAGGCTTTGCATGTTTTTCGAAGATGGGACGTGTGAGCGCAGTGTTGGCGGGGTATGTTATTGAGTTAAAAGGTAGTTCTTATAATTCGTAATGCGAAGGTCGTAGGTTCGACTCCTATTATCGGCACCATTCTAACGTCTCCCCAGGTCTACTAAAGTTCACTGAAACCCCTTATACTCTGCGCTTTACAGCCCCTTTTAGTATTTCTACGTCTACTAAAGTTCCCTGAAATCTACGGTCGTTTGGGGGTACTTATGGGGGTATATGCTGTTCGGTCTAGAGGAGGTACCCCCAAGTGAAACTAAACGCCCGGCAGGTGGATGCCGCCAAACCTAAAGATAAGCCTTACAAGCTGGCTGATGGTGGTGGTTTGTATCTCCTGATTAAACCTAATGGCGGCAAATACTGGCGGCTCAAGTATCGTGTAGCCGGCAAAGAGAAGCTGTTAGCGCTGGGTGTGTATCCTGAAGTCACATTGGCCGATGCTCGGGCAAAACGTGAAGAAGCCAAAAGGGGTATCGCTGGGGGTATCGATCCTATGGAAGCGAAACGGGAAGAGAAGATCGCCCGTGAAACGCAGTTAAACAACACCTTCAAAGATATTGCCCTTGAGTGGCACAGCAGCAAACTAAAAAAATGGTCTGCTGGGTATGCTTCAGACATCCTTGAGGCTTTCAACAAAGATGTGTTCCCTTACATTGGCAAAAAACCAATAGCCGATATCAAACCGCTTGTACTGTTGAATGTGCTGCGGCGCATTGAGGGGCGCGGCGCTACAGAAAAGGCCAAAAAAGTTAGGCAGCGCTGCGGGGAAGTTTTCCGTTACGCAATAGTCACCGGCCGTGCTGAGTATAACCCCGCTCCGGATCTCACCAGCGCCATGCAAGGCCATGAGTCCAATCATTATCCTTTCCTTACACCGAAAGAATTGCCTGATTTCTTCAAGGCGTTGTCAGGATATACAGGAAGCGCTTTAGTAGTTTTGGCCGCTCGTCTGCTGATTATCACCGGCTTGCGTACCGGCGAACTCCGCGGGGCGTTTTGGGATGAAATCAATATCAGTAAGGCTGTCTGGGAAATACCCGCCTCACGCATGAAAATGCGTCGCCCTCATGTGGTGCCGTTGTCCAGGCAAGCTCTTACGCTTATTGGCCAGCTCCAAGAGCTAACAGGCAATTACCCGCTTATGTTCCCTGGCCGTAACGATCCGCGAAAAACAATGAGTGAAGCCAGCATAAACCAAGTCTTTAAGCGGATTGGCTATGACGGAAAAGTCACCGGGCACGGTTTCCGGCACACCATGAGTACCATCCTTCACGAACAGGGCTACAACACCGCGTGGATAGAAACGCAGCTGGCACACATCGACAAAAACTCTATTCGAGGAACGTACAACCACGCTCAGTACATAGACGGCCGGCGTGAAATGCTTCAGTGGTATGCCGACTATATGGAAGCGTTGGAAAACGGCGAAAATGTATTGCATGGAACATTTGGGAAAAGCGCTTAACTGTATGTATAGACAGTGCTAATTGACAGTAGTAGACTTCGGTAGACGAACAAAGAATAGGCTATGTCTAGGTTGATCCCCGAAAATCCGTACACCTCTACGGACTGACATAGCTGCTAAATTAAATGAGGGCGTGGGGTGACGTATGCTTAATTTGCCAGTCCATTTTGGACGTTTGCGAATTGTTTCTTTAGATCAAGCCGCATTGGTTATGGCTGGGTTATCTGAAAAAGTTGATAGTGTACAAAAGGCAATTGATGGTAATTACGTTGGACATGAGGCTGCTTCTATTTATAAAGAAACAATCATACAGGCTATCCAATTAAAAGAATTGAAACCCTTACAAGCATATAAACTTGCTGACTCTCATTATGGTCTTCCAGATGGTGTAAGTTTGAAGGTCGATATTGATTCAATAACATTAGACACACCTTTAGTTGATGCAACTTTTCTCGCAAAAGAAATTTGGCCATGGGTAATTAACGAACTTGAAGAAGATTTGACTATTTTCGAAACTCACCCATCAGAGTTGGGCGTTCCTCTTCAGAAAGAGGAATTGCAAGAACCAAAGCAATGGGGCAATTTTGCCGGTAAAGACACAGCACTGAAGTTGATAGCAGGAATGGCGATTGCTCTCGAGAAAAGTCAGGGGAAATATCTACGCGGTGGTAAATTAAACAAATCGGAGGTGGCAAGGACTGCGACGAAACTGATTAATGACCATGGAGACGGTATCGACGTAACCAGTAAGGCACTGATAATGTTGATAGATGAAGCACTTGAGCTTCACGCTTCCAAAATCTCGAAGTAAAGACTTCCAAAACTGACGCCGCACTTCCAAACCTCGTTTTACAGGTTCTAAAAAACCTGTAAAACCGATCCATTCACGCAGCTGTCACTTCCAATTAAAATCGTACCGACTTCCACACAGCCAATTTGATATCTGGTTAAATTTATCTCGTACACCACAATAGACGTTACGAGGTAAATATGTCTCACTCTTTAATCAGATTAGCAGAAGTACAAAGACGCACTGGATACAGCAAGGCTTGGATCTATCGTCTTCTTAAAGACAATCGTTTTCCTAAATCCGTCAAGATTGGTTCCCGAGCTATCGCCTTTGTTGAAAGTGAAGTTGAAGATTGGATCAGCCAGCGTATCGAAGAACGTGATGCATTAATTTCCACAAAACCTCAACTGTAACTTAGCCCGGGAAATTTATTATGACTAACAAAAATGCCCTAGCCGGGCAGGGTTTCGCTCAACCTGAAAACAGCAGCGATGATATTTCGGTCATTAAATTTGAGGCCGCGAAAGTCCGTATTGTTAAGATCAATGGTGAACCGTGGTTCGTTGCAAAAGATGTTTGCGCGGCGCTGGAACTATCCAATTCACGCATGGCGTTGCAGGCTCTGGATGATGACGAGAGAAATACCGTAACTTTAACTTACGGTATTCGCGGGAACCCAAATCATAGCGCTGTCTCTGAATCTGGTTTCTACAAGCTGATCGCCCGCAGCCGTAAAGCTATTACGCCTGGCACATTCGCCCATCGTTTCAGTAATTGGGTATTTCGCGAGGTTATCCCTTCTATCCGCAAGACTGGCTCTTATGGTGTGCCGTTCGCGTTCCTGAACGACTTTAGCCGGCGCATGGCGGCTTATCAGCAGGAGGCCAGCAAACGCGGGTATAAGTTGCAGCAGTGTAAGGGGGCAAAAGAAGCTCTTGAACAAGAGGAGATTCAGCTGTGGCGTAAGTATCAGCCCGAGCTGTTAGGCGAAGATGGTCATGAGCCGTTTACTGAAGTTCGCCCTTTAACGGATGAAAAAAATTGAGTTCGTGAATAGCTTGCGTGCTCTTGCGATGTTGAGCACTCAAAATAAGTTTGTCGCGACAGCTCACTAAACAATTCGAAAAGGTTAATGCCATGAAGAACATTTATGCCCATATGGGGCAGGGCTTCGCTCACCCCAAAAACTCCTTGCCTTGTTATTCCGCTGAAGGGTATGCTTTAAAAGCACCAGCAAAATCTGGTGTCAGGATTGGCGTCCTGAATGACTGTATGGCGACACATGACGCGCCAAGCGTCTTTTTTTGTGCCGTTGATCCGTCTCACCTATTTTCACGCGTTGTGGTTCAAAACCGCTCTGCTAGCAAAATTATGGTGGGCTGGGTGGGGGCGGAGAAATCCGCGCCGGAGTCCATACAGTCCGGTTACGCCAACCCTGCTCAGTCCACCACCAGTGAAATTGGCGTTTCCGGTGGTGGTTATCTAGACCACTGTATGGAGGCTGCCACATGGCTACTACCCCAACCCAAAAACTACCCAAATTCACCTGGCTTTTCCTCGGTACGCCGAAAGGCCAAACGTGCACTCCCGTTGTTATCCGCATTGTTGCCGACAGTGAGCAAGAAGCCCGCGAGTGGTATTCCCGCTGGGATCTTATCTTTGCCGCTAAAATTCGCTCTGAATGTTCGCTTTATCAGTACAGCAGCGGTGCGTTTGAACTGGATGTTGCGAAACTGGGAGGTAGCCATGTTTAACCTCCAGTCCCTGACAGCTAAAGCCCGCGAGCTGCGCGGCAACGTGGTAAAAGCCACTACCACGAAAGGCACCCGCACCATGACCCCTGTTTATGAACGGGAAGAGCAGCGCAAACTGCGCGAACGCATCCAGCAGACCCAGCCGGACTGGGTTTTACTCTGGTGGGATATTGCGACCGTTACCGGCTGGCGTACCAGCGACGTGTGCAACTTCCGTTACTCCTGCATCAACTGGGAAACCGGCATTGCAACAATCATCGTAGCGAAGCAGACCAAAGCAGCGGAAGCCAGAGCGACCCGGAAGGGGATCGAGATTGTTCGCCAGCAGCGCAAGGACGCCGCCCGGCTTGCTGGCGATCACATTGCCTACATGCACTGGGATAGCGTGAGCTGCGATGAACTGGCCGCCGGCATGACGGAAGAAGAACAGGCGATCGTGTTTGAGCTGGTGGCAAAGGCTGAAGTTAAGCACGATACCAAACAGCTGCCGCCGGGCATCATCAAGCGTCTGCGTGAACGCATGGAGCGCAATTTTATCGGTGACGACCTGGTATTTTCCCGCAGCCAGATTGAAAGTAATCGTTGCCAGTCTCTGGAAGGTAGCGTGAGCCGCCAGACGATCTGGAAGAAACTGCACAACGTAATGCTGTGGTTTACCCGAGTGGTAAACACGCGTCTGCGCCTGAGTGCCTATTCCAGCCGCAAGATTGCCGCCTTTAATCTCATGTCCGCCGGCGGCGAACAGGGTTTGCTGGTCGCCTCTGAAATGCTCGGGCACAGTAACCCGGCAATCACCCGAACTTACCTCCAGTTAGGCAGTAAGGCCTCCGCCATTCAATCCCGTTTGGCCATGGAGGTATCTGTATGACAACGGTTATCCCTATTTGCCGTCTCGGCACTATTTTCGATCACGTATCTGAACAATTAAATAGCGCGCGATATTGTTTTGCCAGCCAGTCATTAAGGAATGGGGAGGAGAAATTATGACTCCTGTTTACGATATGGTTCGCCGGGCCGACGGCAAAAACGTTTTCAGTTTCCCTGCCGGAGGCCGCTATCTGGTGGACACGTCAAATGGTCTTCAGTCGATGCGTCCCCTTATGGACGACGAGATCATTTTTACGGTGGAAAGTGCCGCGCGCTTTCTGAGGAAAATTGGTTATCAGGTAATCCCGCCAGCGGCGTGAGGTAAAAAATATGACGATTAAAAATTCCGGCTTAGCTGCTGGTGGCCGCGCTCACCCTGAAATCAGGCCGGGCGATAAATGGAAGGACGGTCGGGGCAATATCGTAATTATCGAAAGTTACCGATTCGACAGAGTGACATATTGCCGCGAGGGGTACAGCTCACCGTGTTTTTGCACGCCAGAAAGACTGGTGCGGGAATTTGAATTTGTTTCTTCCGCGCCGGTCGCCGGCGAAAAAGATATCGATCGGATTATGCGGGTACAGGGCATCGAGCGAATTCGTGTCATGCGGGAAATCATCAGGGAGCGAGGGAACAGAAAATGAAGAATGCACCAAACCTTAAAAAGCAGCCGGCGGATCTCATGGAGGAGTCTATCATCTTTGCCGGCGCAGATGCCTGGACGTTCGCCAAAGCATGGCAGGAAATGAACCCGATTGGCGACACGGTGCCGCCGGTTGTGCTGGATAAAAAGCAGCTGGCGGAGCTGGAGAATATCCGCATTGTTGATGATGGCCGGCTCTATGCCCGGGTTTGCCGCGGCGGGCATCTGACCGAACGGCAGATAACCATTCTCGCGACAAAGCTGGCGGTAGCCGGCGTGGAGCGCGCGCAATTCTACTCTGAAGGTTATCAGCTTCTGGAGGACTGGACGCCACAGCTGCCGCGCCTGAAAGCCGATGCGGAAGCTGGCAAAAGCATGGTGATTGGCAAACCGCTGACGGATGTAAACCTTCGCGACCTGGCTGATAACGAAAAGGCGCTCATACTGGCCGCGCGTTACACCGGCATTGCGATCCATGAAAACAGCGAAGGCGTGTACGTCTACCGTGCCGGCATCTGGGAGAAAACGTCTTTGCTCGAGCTGAGCCGCGAAATGGTGGCTATCTACAACGAGAACAAAACCAACTTCAGCAAGCGCGCGATCAACAACGTTATCGACGCCCTGAAAATCGTTATCCCGGTAATGGGGGAGCCGCGGCGCAGCCTGATCCCCTTTGCTAACGGCGTCTACGATATGGAAACCGGCGTTTTCTCCGAACACAGCCAGGATAACTGGCTGACCAACCATAACGGCGTGACCTACACGCCGGCGGTGCCGGGCGAAAACCTCCGTGACCACGCGCCGAACTTCCATAAGTGGCTAAGTTACGCATCAGATAGAGACGCAATTAAGATGCAGCGCATCGCTGCAGCGCTTTTTATGGTGCTGGCGAACCGGTACGACTGGCAGCTGTTCCTCGAGATAACCGGGGAGGGCGGCAGCGGGAAAAGTGTCTTTACCCATATCGCCACGATGCTGGCCGGCGCGCATAACACCGCCAGCGGGAACATGGCGGCGCTCGACAGCGCACGCGGGCGGGCGCAGTTCGTCGGCAAGAGCATGATAACGCTTCCTGATCAGCCGAAGTACTCAGGTGAGGGTACCGGAATAAAGGCAATCACCGGCGGGGATGCGGTAGAGATCGACCCGAAACACGAGCACCAGTACACCGCCGTTCTGCGGGCGGTGGTTGTGGCCACGAACAACACGCCCATGATTTTCACCGAACGTGCTGGTGGCGTTTCCCGGCGCCGCGTAATTTTCCAGTTTAACCGGCGCGTCAGTGAAGAGGATAAGGATCCCGACCTGGCAGAAAAGATATCCGCTGAAATTCCGGTGGTGGTTCGTCGGCTGCTGGCGAACTTTGCGAACCCGGAAAAAGCGCGGGCGCTGCTGCTGGAGCAACGGAACAGCGAAGAAGCACTGGAGGTGAAGCAGAAAACGGATCCGCTGTATGCCTTCTGCGCTCACCTTGAGCGGCTGGCTGATTGTGCTGGAATGATGGTAGGAAACCGCAATCCGCCTCACTATCCGCGAATTTATCTGTATCACGCTTATCTGGCATTCCTGGAGGCCAATGGATTCGACAAGCCGCTGACGCTGAATAAATTCGCAGAGGGGATGGAAAGCGCGATGAGAGAGTTTAATCACGAGTACCGTAAAGAACGGAGAGCCCGTGGCATGGTGACTAACGTTGAACTTTCGGAAAGTGCGGAAGACTGGTTACCTCAGACTCATCCTGTAGCAGGTCATAAAGAATGAAGTTCAGATAAATATGGAGAAAGGTATACATGGTATACATCGAGAGAATAATCTATTTATAAATCAGTTAAATAAGCCATGTATACCTTGTGTTCAGGTATACACAGGGTGTACATGGTGTTCATTCTCCCATTAATCATCTGATGGTTTATTAAACAGAATGATGTATACCGTGTAGACCTGAAATCCCAAAATGTAGGCTGGTGTTCATAGGTTAATATAATGTTTTATAAGCAATTTATTGTCTTTATGAACACCATGTATACCTTGAGGGCAAATTCTTTAAAACGCATCCACTCTTTTCACGTTGTGGACCCTTGCTATTTCATTAATATCGTTTCATAAATCGCAATTTATCATTTTGTTGTTGCGATTTATGAAACTTCAACGATCGCTTTAACAGGGGGCATCATGAGCAAGGTTAACGTTAAGCCCGTTTTGCTGAACGGGGAGCAGATTCAGGCTCTGAAAACCATCCAGGAGAGGGAGCGCCAGAAGTCGGGCATGGGGATCGCGCCGTCAATCCATGCTGTTGCGCGCAAGGTATTTGATGCAGGTTTAAGAAGAATGGAGGGCTATAAATGAGTTACGAAATTAAAATTGGGAAACAAGCTATCAAGCTATCAAGTTTTACAAGTCAGGTCATTGCCCCAAATATCCAGTTGGAAGGTCTTTATCGCGCTATGGCAAATGAACTAACAAATTTACGAGTTACTGCTCAGCAAGCAGAAGCAGAAGCAGATTTGTTAGAGGCTATTCGAAATGATCCAGATCTAAACGAGCAGGCTAAAAATCGTAGAGCTAATGAAATAAAAAATCCTGATACTTTAAAAGCATTCACACGTGGCGTTGCGGCTATAAGTGCACAGGCGGTTAATATTTTATCTTATCTCCAAAATAGATTAGCACCAGTTAGGCCACTTGACGAAACTGATATCCTTGGATTTATGCGTGACAGTGAAATGCGACGGGCATTTGCCAATATGGATCGCCAGAGTCGTGAAAGAATGTTGTTGTCTATGCATAATGGAAAGAATCAGGAGTTGGCTAAAGCTATCCTTCGGGCACATCCTATATGTTCAGGATTAGAGACTAATCAATTAAAAAACTTGGCATTTTCCCGTATCACAGCAGAGAACAGTGATGTAATCAGCTCGGTTTACGAACTTGTAGAGGCCATCAGGAAAGATGTCACACAAATTACGGCTGTGAGAACTTGGTATAACAATCTCGTTTACGGGAAGAGCGACGATCCATCTGAAGTACAGCCACGCATGACCGGCATTGATCAGTTAAGCGAACATGTCAGCGCGATGCTTAAAGTTCACCAGCGCCAGACAAGTTCAGAAGAGAAGCAGGCCGCCTGAGGGCGGCTTTTTTCTGCCCGGAGGAAAACATCACGATGCTATTAAGTAAATCAGCCTATGCCAGGCATATGGGCGTCAGCCGGCAAACTGTTTACGGCTGGATAGCCCGCGGTGAAATTGTAATTTCAGGCGATAAAGTGGATGTCGAAGCATCGCAGGCTAAACAAAATTCTGCTGGTGCTGGTGCTGGTGCTGGTGCTGGTGCTGGTGCTGGTGATCATCACAATGCAATGACGTGGGCGCAGGCCGCCGCGTGGGTATGGGGGCATGACGGAGGGAAAAAGCTGCCGGCTGATATTAATGCTGGCCAGCGCCTAGAGGCAGCAGCCGCTGAGCTGGGTTTTGATGTTCAGCACGAGCCCGATGAACAATTGCTGATTCTCTTCCGGCCGGATGAAGAAACCCACAGCTTCTATGGCAAAGACCGTGCAGCAGGCGCTTTACGGTTTCTTCGTTCTGAGCTGGCTTACGTTGCCACAATGCACCCCGATACGCTGGATGACTGGAACAAAACTGGTTTAATGTCACTCTGCCTGCTGGACGGCGAAAAACTGTAAACCCCCCAGCCCCTCAAACTTGACACTTTTTCGCGAGAAACTGGGAAAAGTGTCAACCCAACCTAACGGATCCTGACGCCTAAGAACAGCAGCTAGAGCAGAAGTGTAAAGGGCTGGCGTTGAGATTTGTTGAGCCTTGGCTGTTAGCTTTTGTTAATCCTGATGCGAAGCAGGGCAGGTGTCAGCCTGTTATGGTTTGTTATGCCTCACCAGGGGAAAGTGACAACGGCCGTTGCTTTAGAAAACTTTAGGTAAGGAGCTATGGGAAGGACTGTCAATTATGAATGCCCATAAGTGATACTACGAGGATATAAGATATATATGCCTAAGTTACAGTTTGCTTCGTCAGTCGCTTAACCAAACCTAAATTTTTTTTAAGCAGCTTATAGGAATTTATAGCAATCGGAACATGGATGGCTGTTGGATGTGAGGAAAGCATCGTTATGTATAAAAAATGTTGCAAGAGGAGCATATCGAAGTATGATGTAACATTCTGAAATCAATATGGAATATGCAGGTGGAATATGGCGTTTAATCTTACGAGAATGACTGTCTACGCCCTTATAAGTGCTCTTGAAGAAGATTTAAGGGCAATTGTGAAAGTCCTCGTACAACAGGATGTTGATAATATAAATTTTCCAGAGGAGTTGAAGGAAAGAGCTAAATCAAGACTTGAAAAGGACTTAGGATTTACATATGACAATGTAAGTCTCTATGATCTGGTCGATTATTTGGATCTAGGTGATACCTTCCAGATTATTAATGCCAATCCAACTCATTTACCCTCTCATATAGCAACTTTTATTAAAAAAAATTCTCGTACTCTTGAGAAAATAATTCCAGTTAGGAATAGAGTCATGCACATCAGACCTCTTGATGTCGAAGATTATCCTAGCACGTCTGCATATTGCTATTCTTTAGTTAACGATGATCCAACTATTTGGAATAACTTACACGCAACTTTAGAACATATAGAAAAAAATCCAAGCTATGTTCTTTCTCTTGATATAAAGAATCTTGATGATGGTTATTCTAATCATAATTTACCACTTCCAGATTTTGATGAGACAGGATTGATTGGAAGAAATGACGATGTTAATCAAGTAAAACAGCTGTGTTATGGACCATTTCCTGTTATTTCAATTGTAGGCGAAGGCGGTGTTGGAAAAACAGCTTTAGCACTTAAAGTTGCATATGAATTATTGGAAGATCCTAAAAAACCATTTGATGCTATTGTATGGGTTTCATCTAAAACAACTCAGATTACTGTAAATGAAATAAAAGAGATTAAAGAAGCTATAACTGACTCGATTGGGGTAATACATGAGATCTCTAAGCAATTGACTGGAACCACGGCTTCCACAGAGGGTTTTAGAGAAATCACTGAGTATTTGTCAACATTCAAAATAGCCCTGTTCATCGATAACTTAGAAACTGTTTTAGATGATAATATCAAAACCTTTGTAGGTTCACTTCCTACAGGAAGTAAAATTATAATTACATCACGTATTGGTATTGGTGCTTTTGAATATCCAGTTAAGCTGCAAGGTATAGATGAATCTTACGGTTCACAACTACTGCGTATCTTATCAAAGATACGTGGTGTAGAAGCATTAAAAAAACTAGACGAAAAAACCATGCGTAACTACGTTAATCGTATGTATCGCAATCCTAGCTACATCAAATGGTTTGTTAGTTCGGTACAAACAGGTATATCGCCAGAGCTTGTTTTGCAAAATTCCGATATGTTCCTCGAGTTTTGCATGTCAAACGTTTACGAATACTTGAGTGAGTCGGCTCAGTTGGTAACTTCTGCAATGCAGTGTGCACCCGGATTGAAAGATATCCCAGAGCTTTCTTATCTTACCGGGTTTGATTCTTTGACTGTTCATAAAGCATTACAAGAGCTCATGTCAACGAATATGCTTTCACAATCTTCCAAAACTAAAGGGGCAAGTGTTAAAACAACTTATCAGTTGTCAGAACTCGCTCGTTCATACTTAAGTAAACATCATAAACCATCAAGAACATACCAAAAGAGCATTCAAGACAAAAGAAACCAGCTTAACGCATTATATGAAAAACAGTTAGCACAAAGAACTGGTGACAAATATAACACTCTTAACATTCAGTTTAGAGATAAAAATGATAGAGTCATAGTTAAAATGCTACAAGATGCTCAGGTATTTGTTAGATCTGGGCAACATGACAAAGCTTATGAACTTTTGGAAGAGGCACATAAATTAGCACCTGATTATTTTGAGGTTGCTAGGGTATTAGCTTATTTCCATCAGCAGAACGGGAATTATAACGATACAAGAGATCAGTATGAACTGGCAATTGTATTGGCTCCAGAACTTCCGCAATTACATTATTGGTATGGTAAGTTTTTACTTCATCATGAGCAAAACGTCGATGATGCCGTTATGGAATTCGAAGAAGCTTACAAACTTGATAAAGGTTCGGTTGAAGTTGCATTATCACTTTCGCGTGGATACATGTTCCAGCATGACTATGTAAATTCCAAACGAGTGCTTGTAGAAATAGAGGATTATATCGACGAATCCTCCGATGATAACAAGAGGACATATTTCGACACGAAAATTCAGCTTTTGTATCGTAAGGCTGACGAATACGCACAGCGCGGAGAAATTCCTAGCGCCCTAGACAAACTTGAAGAGATGAAGGCTGAATTTGATAACCTTCCGGATGAGTTTAAGGATGAATATAGCCGGAAAAAATTATCAAAATGTCAGTTCACACTAAAAAATATCTACAGAACAAATGAGCCAGCGTTGACAAGAAGAGCCGATGTAATAAGTTCTTGGTTAACATACGAAGGGCGGTAAAGTCTAAAAGAAGCCATCATTTGATGGCTTCTTAATTTTATACAAAGGTTGCGCAACAATAATGCAAGGTTATTATTATCTTGGTTAATATGATGTTCAATTCACTTCAGCGTGGGCTGTACTTTATGCAAATAAGCAAATAAGCAAATAAGCAAATAAGCAAGATGTTACACTTAGGCGTTAAATTAATATGGGGGTACTTTTGGGGGTATCTTAAAAACTATGATGAGGGAAAATCATTTTTAATCAATAAAATAGCCAGCTATGTTTTGTTCCTATTATCTCTTTTTTAAGAGACTCTATGACCAACAGTTGCCGCTATGGTTAACAGAAGCTATTCAGGGATGTTAGCACGTAGCGGCCTGTAGGCATGTAGTTGTAAAGCTCGAACAGGTACAAGACGTGAACACTCCCCACGAACCGCTATCAACTCGAAGCTGATGACGCTGCCAACGTCTCTAAACCATCCCGAAACAGATTGATCACACGTATTAAAGTCCGATGTGTGGCCTGTGAGCTAAACGTACCTGCACACGATACGCAGGCAGCGCTTCGCTCACGCTCCGAAAGGTACACGAGCACCCTGATAAGGTGTGCTCCTTCTGAACACTAATGCAGTCGCTACGCTCCGCTTGTTGCTTGTACCGCTAACGGGGCTTTATGGTTTTTATTGCCTGAAATCTGATACATTGCACAAACATCATGTGGATTGCTGTAAAGTTCATCAGTAAGATTATTTTCACAATCAGCGGTTGAGAAAACACTTCTGGGAGCTTAGGGACGAGACGATATGAAAGTGACTGATGAGGCTTTGTTACGTTCAGGGTTTACGCAGCCCGAATTGCAGAAGATAAAAAGCAATATTGAAAAATATGGAGGAACGCTTGGAGAGGCCATAAATGACCTCGCCAGACGATTTGTTACCTTGGCGGGAGTGGTGGCTGTTTGTACCTTTATCCTGTTACTACTTATCGTCTTCAGCTCACCTGATAGAGTAATTGCATGGGGGCTGGCGATGATCTTTGGGGCTGCCATTATGTCCTTCGCACAGCCGCCGGTAATTTCCTATAAATCCTGGCGTTACCGAAAAACTATAAAGAATTAACTGGTTCTTGTAGAATTAATAAAGCTTTATGGTTGTTATTATCCGAAATCAGTTACTTAGACAAACCACATATGCTCGATAAACATTGAATAGTCGCAACGCCTTGAGCCTGCCAGAGAATAACTACAAGGTATAGGCTCCGCCGCAAAATTTCGGCTGGATTGCGATAAAGTACATCAGTATACTCATCCCTCGAAACGGACATTGCATGAACCGAGGAGAGAAGGATGAAGATCACAGAAGACTCTTTGTTGCATTCTGGATTTACTCGCAAAGAAATACAAAAGTTGAATAATAATATCGCGAATTATGGCGGGGATCTTGATGAGGTAGTCCACGATTTAGCAAGAAGATTTAAAACTCTACTGTGGATTTTCTCTTGTGGCATACTTTTTTTCATCTATCTCGTTTTTTCAAAACAGGATGATTATTGGTATGTTTTCTCAGGAGGGATTTCAATACTGATTGTTTTCTTGATCTGTGGTTTTGCTCAGCCACCAATCATTTCCTACAAATCATGGCGGTATGTCAGGTCTGAAAAAAGTTAA